GCTGAATCCAGCGGTCCTGTTCCTGCAGCTTGTTGGTCTTGCCCGACGTGCCGGCCTTGATCTCGAGGCTGACCATTGACAGCGCCTCGTCCATCGAGACTTCCGGCCATACGGCGTCAGGCCCGGCGATGCGCTGCACTTCCTGGGGCGAGAGCTCGCGCAGGCAGACCTCGAACGTGAACTGCCCGAGGTCCTGCAGGTAGTCCTCGATCGTGTCCTGGCGCTCTTCGGTGCGGCCGCGCAGCCCCTGGGCCATGATCTCGGCCTCGGTGGCCGTCTTGGCCTTCATCACGGTCCCGCGCGCCGCATCGCCGCCGCCCATGATCTGCTCCATGTCGGAGCGGGCGGGCATGGTGTCGTACACCTGGGGATCGATGCGGATGTTGCTGAACTCGGCGATGTCCTCGCTCAGCGGCCGGCCGGCGACACCGTTGATCATGATGATGTCGTTGGACTGCCGGTTGGCGATGTTGCGCACGTCCTCTTCGGTCAGCGCACCGCCCTTGCGCGCCAGGCGCACCGGCAGAGAATCCTCGCGGTGCTTCACCAGGTCGTCGCGGTTTTGGTTGTACTCCTGGGCGAGCTTCAGCAGCAGCTCGACGTCGGACAGCGGGTAGAACTCGCCATCGGCCGGATTGAACGCCAGGGCGAAGAACGGGTAGAACCGGCGGCCCACCTTGTCGGGCACGTAGGGCGCCCGGCAGTAGCCTTCCTCACCCTCGCAGATCGTAAAGATCGTGTTGCAGGTGTGATCCCAAATCTCGTAAACGCAGTAGTACGTGCCCTTGTCGGGCCCGGACGACTCTTCGCTGCCAGCCACCTTCGCGTACTTGCGGCCCTTCTTGGGCTTGTAGCCGAACGTGGCAACGTACTTGTCCTCGCTGAACCACACGCGATGCGCGATCGCGTCGGCGCGCAGGTATTCCTCGAAGGCGCGGATCGTCGAATCCAGGACGATGACATCCTCGGATTGCAGGCGGTCGAGCGTCATGCCGCGGCCGATCGTGAGCTCGGGCGCCTGCTGCAGCGCCTGCATTTGAGCCTCGAGCTCGGCGGCCTTCGCCTCGAGGTCGTCGGTCTGTGCCCCGCCGGCGTCCCGCAGCTCCTTCGAGGTCGCACGCATGCGCTCGAGGTTGTCCTGCAGGTCGTTGATGCGGTTCAGAATCTGCGGGTCGGTGCGCTTGTCCTCCTGGAACGTCGCCTTGATCCAGCCGATGCCGGTGGTCATGGTGGCGCGCACGTCCGCCTTCATCGCCTGCTTGAGCTTGGCGTCGTTCAGCTGGCGGGTGACGACGATCTCAGCCGTGGCCGCGAACTTCTTGACCAGCTCGTACTGCTTGGGCGTGGTCGAGGGCGACGGCGAGAAACTGAAGTCGGGATTTTTCGCGTAGACCTGCGGCATCATGGCCGCGATCTGCGCATAGATCATGTTCGAGCGGGACCGTTCTTTGTCCTCGCCGTTCAGAAAACCGCGATAGGCAGCCCGCCACTTCTTGAAGTTGGCGAACCGCTCCTTTTGGAGCTCGAGGGCTTCATCAATGCGCTTCTTCAGCGCCTTGACGTGTGCGCGCTCGCGATCCGTAGGATCGGGCCGCTCGAGCTCCTTTTGGGTGCTCGGCGGCCCTTGCTCTGCCGTTGGCAGCATTTACTGCGACTAGCAGCTGATACGCGGCGTGACCTGGCCCGACGTGTACGCGGAGACGCGCGCACGCAGGATGTAGGACAGCTTGACTTCTTCGCCGTTGCCCGTGACCGCGGCCGTCAGCGCCAGGCTCGAGCTCGCCGGAGTCGTGGTGCTGTTGCCGTTCGTGTTGGTCCACGCCGGGTTCTGCACCGGGTACTCGGCGCCGCCCGCGTTGGCCTGGGTGGCAAGCGCGAAGTCAGCGTAGTTGGCGAAAGCGTCGATGAACACCGTGGCGACTGCGCCCGGTGCGGCCATCGACAGCTGACCAGCGTGCGCCTTCATGTGCGGGGTCTTGTCGAACACGACGCCGACGATGGCGGTACCACCGTGCACGCCGTTGCCGGACGAGCCGACCAGGGTGGCGGTTGTCGCGCCGACCGATGCCAGCTCCCACACGCCGTTCGCGTTGGTGTTGCCGGTGATGCCGGCAATGGCGATCTTGTCGCCGTTCTTCAGGCCGTGACCGGCGCCCAGGGTGGCGACGATCGGCGTCGCGTTGGTCGTGCTCGAGCAGGTGATGCAGTTGGCAACCGCGCCGGCCGAGCCGAGCGAGCGTACTTTGATGGACATTTGAAGCCTCTCAGAGAGTGTCGGGAATCTGTCCCTAGTCAGTCCGCCAGGTGCGCCCGGCGGCAGGCGTGTTTCTCAGCTAAGTCCTCGCTCGGTATCCCGACTCGATGATGATTTCCCGCGCCGGCCGGCCCGCGTTGGCGCGGATCAGCTCGACGGTTTCCTGCAGTCCATTGGCCGCGATCTCGCCGGCCGCCTCCTTGTCAGGCGCATGAATCACGATGACGTCGCCGCCGATCGTGCATCCGTACACCTGGCGCAGGCCGTGATCGACTTGCGCAACCTCGCGCCCGTCCAGCTTGCCGGCTACCGTGAACACATAGGCGTGCGCTCCGTCCGTATCTACGTGGAAGTGCTCGAAGATTGGCGTCGGCTCGTCCATGCGAGCCAGCTCTTCGAGACTGATCGAACGGCGGCTGCCAAAGTCGGGCACGAAGTCCATGTACCGGATTCTGTACGGGTTTCGCGCAGGTTTTTCAACGGCCACCGCGGGCGCGGCGTTCTTTGTCCTGCTGGATGACCCACTCGAGGCTCCACGGCTTCGGCCCCGTGACTTTCTTCTTCGGCACGCGGCTGGTCGGCCTGGACATGCAGGCGTAGCGCGTGTCGTCGCCGGCGTGATCCTCGGCGTCGGTGTCGATGTCCTCGGCCTTCTTGTCGTCGTGCTGCAGCACCGGCACCGTGCGAATCCAGTCGGTGCAGTTGGCGCAGACGTAGAGCAGCGGGTCGTTGTCGTCGTCGCCGATGCGCGCCTGGACCTGCTGCCAGCCCGCGATGCGGGTGTTGTCGGCCGGCTGGAACACTAGATCGGGGTCGCGGTTGTCGTCCCACTTGTCGGGCTTGGCGCCGATCAGGCGTTCCATGATGGACGGGCCGCCATCCTCTTTCCACATGGACGGGTCGGCCACCGACAGCTGCACGTCGATGACCTCGCCGGCGGCCTTCAGGCGCTGGCGGATGCCGCGGCCCACATCCTCGGCCAGCAGCTTCAGGCCCTCGTTGCCGATCGGCAGGTCGTTCTCGTCGCGCTTGACGCCGTACCATTCCTTGTAGCGGACGATCGCGCCGCGCTCGACCAGGACGGTGCCGCCGTCGCGCAGCTCGAGCTCGGTGTCCTCGTCCACCACCACCCACCAGCCGATCGAGAATGGCTTGGCCGAGCCCCAATCCATCGACAGGAACCGCGTCCAGTGCTTCGGCGGGGTCCAGGGCTTCAGGTAGTGGCGGTTCGGCCTGATCTTGTCGAAGAAGGCGCCGGCCACGATGTCCCAATCGCCGAACCGCAGGGCGCGCACCAGGGCCTCGCTGCCCAGGCCGCGCAGCCGGCGCTCGTAGCTCGGGTCGTCGGCGGCCATCGTCGGGTTGTCCTCGAGCACGGCCGGGATGAACTGCCGGACCATGCCGCCCTCGGCGTCCGACATTTCGCGGATCGTGAACGGCAGCACGCCCTCGATCCAGGTGCGCTTGACCCATTGGTGGCCGACGCCGCCCGGGTTGGCCGACGCCAGGATGCGCGGGAAGGCGCTGGCGACCGGGATGCGCGAGCCGTCCTCAGTCGTGATGAACTCCGGCATGACCAGGCCCGGCGCTCGCACGCGGCCGCGCAGGTAGCGGTACATGAACTCGAGCCACTGCGTCAGCTCGTCGATCAGCAGCAGGTGAATCTCGGCGCCCTGGTAGCCGTAGACGTCATCGGGGTTCTTGCAGTGGCACAGCCAGATACGGGCGCCATTCCAGAACCTGATCTCGCCCTCGACGATCTTGGCGACGCCGGTGGCGGTCCACGGCGCGAGCATCGCCTTGTAGCCCTTCGGCCCTTCCAGGTGGTTCTTTTCCAGGTCGCCGAGCTCGCGGCGGAACAGGTAGGTCTGCAGCCCCGGAATGCAGTAACTGAACAGGATCGAGAAAATCCGCATCAGGTGCGACTTCCCCGGCCCGGCCGCCCCGCCGAACAGGATTTCGGTGGCCCTCGAGCGCAGCGCGATCGACTGCTTCGGGTGTAGGGCCCCTAGCTTGAGGTCATGGATGGATGGCAAGGCGATACTCGAACAGTCCGCGCCGACCCTCGCCGCGCCGGCGCCGCTCGACTACCAGGCCGCCGAACTTCTCCTTGCGCAGGTCGCGCAGCCTGGCCGATACCGACGCCTGCGGGTCGCCGCCGGTGGCGTCGCTGATCTCCTGCAGTGTGTGCCAGGCGCCGGGCGCCATGAACTCGCGCACGCGGTCCAGCTGCTTCGAGAGCCGTTCGTGATCCAGCGGCGCCACGTAGGTCGCGCCGTCGAAGTGCGGCCGGCGGGCCAGCTCTTCCACCAGGTCGAGCTGTATCACTTGCGATTCCTCCACGCCCAGGCGATGAAGCACGCCACGGCGACGAGAATGGCTAGGACCACTGCGTTAGGGTCGATCATGTTTGAGGCTTTCCCTGATCTTTTGGTGTCGGTAGCGCAGACGGGCAAGCAGGAACCGCAGGCGCAGCTCGGTCGCCACCTGGCGCGTGTAGGCCAGGTCGATCATGAATTGCTCGGCGAACTCGATTAGCCTCATGTCCGCCACCGGATCAGCTGCCCCACGCTGCGCTTGTAGGACTTGCCCGCCAGGCTGGCGCGGTAGGCCGCGGCCTGAATGCCGATCCAGACCTTGATGCGGCGGGCCTGCTCGTCGATCGCGGCGTGCCTGGCGCTGCGCGCGACCTGCTCGGGGTCGGTCAGGCGCCAGAGGTTGACGTCATCGATGCTGCTGAAGCGCAGCAGATCAGTCGTCGAGTCGTGGGGCGTCATCGTCAAATTCCTGGGTGGGGCCTGGGCAGGCGCAATCGGCGTAGTGCATGCCGCACTCGTCGCACCAGGGCTCGCCGCAGTCCGGGCATTCGGTGCAGTCCGCGGCGAACTTGATCGGCCGGGAGCGGTCAGTGCTTGCCACCGGCCATCATCCCGAGCATGAGCTTCGCGCTGCTGACCGGGCCATCGCTCTCGCCCGGCGTCGCGATGACGGCGACCAGGGCGCCGGACTGGCGCGCCTCGAGCACCGTGCGGATGACGCCGATCGCGAACGTGAGCGCGAAGTCCGGCGTCATGTAGGAAATCAGCTTGTCGGGGTTCGCCAGGGCGGCACGGCCCTCTTCCTGCAGTTTTTCGGGTGACATTTCCTGCTCAGCGTTTGACATTGGTCAGTCCTCTACCGGATTAAGTACCTTGAGCGGACGCTTTAGCCGGCCCTCGGGGCGTCCGCCGGTGTGAAACCTGTGGCAATGCGGGCAGTGGTACGGCGCCGTGTTGCGGCCGTCTTTCCTGGCGCGCGAGGCGCCCTTTTCGGCCTGGCTGAAGCTCGCGAACGCGCGCTTGCCTTCGCATCCAGTCTTGAAGCTCATGTGGGGATGTCGTCCGGGATCGGTGCCAGCGTGAGGTACAGCGCCGGCGGGTTGCGGGGATCAATCAGCGGCGCGCCGTTCGGCCCGGTGTGCTCGGCCGTCAGCTTGTCGCCGTACAGCTTGGGACTCCACTTCGCCAGCAGCTTCATGCGCTGCTCGACGCGGTTCTTTTGCCAGGCCACATAGCCCGGGTCCACGCGGTCGCCGAATTGGGTGTCGTGGCGCTCCGGCTTCTCGTCGATCAGGGCCAGGGTGTCGGCGGCGATCGCGTCGAATCCGACCTCACGCGCGCGCGCGATGCGTTCAGAAAAGTCGGGGTTAATGTCAATCCAGCTGTAAACCGTCTGCCACGCGGGCATGTGCTCATCGCGGCAGATCGCGCGCAGGGTTTCGCCGTCAGACAGGCGCCGGACGATCTCATCGCCCGCCTTGTCGGTGTAGGTGGACGGACGCCCGGGCTTTCCCGGTGTTTTGGACTTCTTTGCTGCCACTCAGTCCCTCCGCTCTGGCGGAACGTCGCGCGTGAGCTTGGCGTGTTCCAGGCTGACCAGCTTCTGCCGGAACTCGTCCAGGACGGCGCGTGTACTGAGCACAGTAGCATCGCACCGTTCAAGGTAGAAGGTGATCGTGGCAAGGTCGCCGCGTTCCACTACCGCGTCCTCGAGGATTTCGGCGACCTTGCTGGCGAGCTGGCTGAGCTCCCCGACATGCTGGATCAGCCGCAACGCTTGGCTTTGATGTGTTGCCACGTCAACCTCCTAGATCGCGCCAACGTGGCGCCGGTAAAGTGCCAACACCTTCCGGGCGTCCGATTCCTTCGGTTCGCCCCCATGTTGCCAGTGGTACACCGTCGCTCGGTTGATGCCGAGCTGCCGGGCAATGTCCTCGCGGGCGATCCCCGCCTTCATGATGGCCGACACGATGGCGTCCCAATCGCGTCGCTTGATCCGTGTCAACAGCACTTCCTGGCAACCGCACTTGTCGCGCAGCACCTGGTTGTCGGGGCCCGACACCGGCACAAAGCCGGGCCAGGCGCTCGGTGTGAGTGGCTTCCAATGTGCCGTCACCCGTTGCGCTCCTGACGTGCCCGCAGCTGCAGCGCGCGGTGTACCTTCGCCAGGTTCTTCATCGTTTCGACCAGTGCCACCGATGCCCCCTCGAACTCGCCATCACGCACGCGCAGCCTCACATGGAGGAACGTCATCGTGGCGGCGTCGATCATGTTGCCGAGCTGTTCCTCTGTAACCACCCCTGTAACCATGCGCCGATCCTTGTTGTTCATTTCTTGGTAGCTCTTTCGGCCGAAACGTCTATCCCTTAAATCCGGTCAAGTACCATTCCAGGACCTCGCACGCCTGGTCGCGTGTCCAGCACGTCACTACCCGGTGTCCCTCGTTCTGTAGGTCGGCCGCGAAATCGCGCTGCAGGTCGGTCAGATCGTTGCGGCCGTACTTCATTTCGATCCAGAGCCCGTGGTAGCCGCGGCGCGCCGCCGGCAGGTGCAGGTCGAGCACGCCTGGCTTCACGCCTTCAGCTTTCAGCTTGCCGGCGACGGCTCGGCTGCGGCGTCCACCGTTGGGAATCGCATAGAGCAGCCGCAGCATTGGCAGCCTCTTCTCGTTCCAGCGCGCCCACTCCACCACCGCTGCCTGTTCCAGGTGCTCGCTTGACCGGGGCGTACTGGTACGGACCGACCTTGCGGACGCGGCCGGCGCGGATGGCGCGCGCGAAGCTGCCGAGCTCGGCCTTGTTCGCCGGGTACTTGGCGACGTGCGCGCGGCCTGGATCGTGATTCCCGAGCGCGGAGGCTTCGGCAGCGTCAATGAACGAGTGCCAGATTTCACGTCTCAAATGCTCCAATGCGTCACTTCCGCCCAGGATTGATTCCGGCCGATCCGGTGCGCGTGGCTGTGATGAATCTGGAACTCCCGCGCCACCTGGGCCGCGTTCCCCGTTTCCAGGTAGCGCGCCCTGATCCGGCGCGCGAGCTCGAGGTTTAGCTTGGTGCTTGGCTTTGCGCGGTTTGCGCGCGTGGTGCTGATCCGATGCTGCGGGGACGTGTTCATCTTCCATTCGGCGTCGGCCTTCTTGCGGGTGGTGTACCGCTGGTGCTCCGGCGTCAGGCAGCGGCTGTGGCCGCAGACCGGCAGCATGAAAACGCCATGCTTGACCTCGACGCCGCCGGCTTCCAGCCAGAGCAGCTTGCGCGGGCTGTAGTTGCGCCGGACTCCATCGACGTTGCCACCGGCCCACGGCTGACCGTTGCTCGTCGTGGCGCCCTTCCAGAGCAGGCACTCGTCATCGACGGCGCAGCGGCTGCGGATGCGATCGGTCAGCTTCATGCGTGCACCCCGGCCCGCTCGAGCACCGCGGACTTGAATGCCTGCCAGTCCTGGCGGCCGGTTCCGTCCGGCAGCACGTAGTCGTTCGGATACAGGCCGAGCTCGGCGCCTTTTTCGGTGACTCCGCTGGCGGTCTGATGCCAGGCTTTCTCGGGCTCGCCTGGGCGCGCGGCCTGTTTCGTGTCCGGCCGCTCGAGCCAGCTCGCCTTGAAGCCGGCCCACCCGTTCTCGGCCGCCATCTTCACGGCGTCCGCCGGCGAGAGCCTAGCCTTCGCGGCTTCCCGCACGATCGCCTGCCAAGCGGTTGCGGTCAGGGCCAGGCCCTTTGCCTTGCGGGTTTTTAGCCAGTCGTCCCAAATCGAAACAGACAGACCGGGAGGCGCTGAAAGCGCCGGACGCGCCTTTGTCTTTGTCTTTTTCTTTTCTGTATCTACTTCTGCTTCTGTATCTACAGCTAACGGCGTTAACTTGCTGCTAACATTGTTAACAGTGCTAACAGACCTGCGGCGGGCCATGTACTCCCGCATGTAGTCGGCACGCGGTCCCCGGCGCTCCCGGTACTTGGCATGGTTGAGCAGCAGCCAACCGCCATCGACCTCGGCGATGCGCCGGCCTTCGTGGTCTTTCGTCCGGCTGTAGGGGTCGGGGCTCATGAAGCACGCCAGGGCGGACTCGACCTCTTCGATCGACACGCGGGCCAGGTGAGCCAGGCCCGGCACGCTGGCCGAGATTTTCCCGTTCTCATCCGACGCCGCGAGCATCGTGATCCAGACGATGCGAGTCGCCATACACTCGCCCCACACGGTTGACTCGGTGATCGAGCCATACAGCTTCACGAAGTTGTTCGACATATGTGCGCTACCGCACCATCACCCGTTTAGACTATTGGATTCGGTAGTAATTGCGAGTACCTTCGGGGCACCCTCAGGGTCCGCCGTCGCAAAGTAGTCGCGCAGCTTCTCGAGGGTGCTGAGCCTGGGGTCATGTACCACCCCGTACTTCAGGGCTCGGAGGGTTTGAAGGCCCACGCCGGTCGCCGCAACGATGTACTTCAGGTTGCGATAGCGGGTTGACTTGAGCCTGTTGAGCGGTTCGCGATAGTCCATACCGAGAATCATAGCGACTACCTTAAACGGTCGTCAAGTAACCATGCGCAAAAAGTAGGAAGCAACGTGAAAAATTGACAACAGGCCATCAGGCCGAAAGAGGGAGACAGTGTGCGAAACACGACATTTTCAGAGCGGCTGAAGATCGCTCGCCAGGCTGCAGGACTGACACAAAAGCAGCTAGGCAGACTCGTCAACCAGGCGGCCACCACGATCGCCAATCTCGAGCAAGGCAACACCGCATCAAGCACTAAGACCGTCGAGCTGGCGCGCGCCCTGGGCGTGCGTGGCGAATGGCTGGCCGAGGGGCGCGAGCCAATGGTCGCCGAGCTCAAATCAAACCATGCGCCGGTAGCAAAGGCCGCCGCGGCGCCGCCGGCCGGGGCCTACACGTTCACCGCCGACGACCTGGTGCTCGCGCAGCGCATCGCGCGCCTGCAGCCGGCACAGCGCCAGGCGATCCTGGCAATCCTGCAGACCTTCAATCAGTCCCGCGAGCCTGAAACCGTAGGGCGCTGACCCGCCCGCGGGGTACCGCGTCCTACCGTTCGTCGGCTCGCTACCTTCTGCGGTTGCATACTACCGAATACGGGAGTACTGTTCGGGGTGTCAAGGGAGGTATCTGATGAAACTGATGATTCCGAACGATCCGAAGGTGCTCGGCGAGGTCATGCTCGAGCTGGTCAAGAAAGGACTCGGCTTCGAGTGCTTGTTTGAGCCGATGCTCGATCAGTGGGTGGTCAAATTCTCGGGAGGGTTCTGATGAGACTCGGAAGCGAAACCGGCAGTGTGATGAATCACTTGTACTCACGCGCGACGATCGGCCAGCCGCTGCCCGTCAAGGGCATGGGCGTCACGTTTCTGGGCTGGACCGACCGCGACCCGGGGACGATCGTGAACGTGTTCTACCAGGCGGACGCGGACGGTGAACCGCAGCTCGACAAGCCGGTGATGTTCGTCGCCCAGGCCGACAAGGCCGAGCGCGTTGACAGCAACGGCATGAGCGAGGTCCAGGAATGGAAATTCTCACCGAACCCCGACGCCCGCCGCCGCGCCTACCGCCAGGACAAGAACGGCGCCTGGCGTGAGTCTGAGCGCGGCGAGAGCGGCCGCTGGAAGTTCCTCGACAAGAGCCAGTCAATCCGGCTCGGCGAACGCGACAAGTACTACGACTTTTCTTTCTAAGGGGCGAGCATGAGCTGGTACCAAGGTCAAAAAGTGAGCGGGAGCTACTTCGGCGTCCCGTTCACGGGAGTCGTTGAGCACGCCAGGCCGCACACGCTGGCGCACCACCTGGACGTCGTGCATGTGATCCTGGACACGCCGATCACGGTCTACGGCCTCGAGCGCGCCGCCATCGCGATGCACGTCACCCGGGAAGGCATCGCCCCCGAACCCGTTTCCAACCTCAAGGAGGCAGCATGAGCAACCAATTCCAAGAAGATCAAGCGGCCTGGTTCAGCCGGGCCGATCGTTTCGACGGCTTCGACCGCGGCGACCTGGACCGCGACGACGACGCCGACCTGGTGGCAACTTGGGAAAGCGAACAATGATCATCCCCGCACAGCTGGCCGGCCGGTGCCTCACCGGCGAGCAGCGCGGCCACGGCACGCGCACCCATGCGATCGACGTGGCGCCGGAGCGCATCCCGCCACAGCGGTCGAACCTGGTCAGCTTCATCAAAGCACTGTGCGGCGCTGAGCCGGGGCGCCGGTCGGCCGGCTGGTCGGCCTGGGACGGCATGGTGGTCGATTGCCCGCGGTGTATCAAGAAAATCGAGCGGGCTGCCGTTCGTCGGAAAGATACCGATTCCGGTTGCATGATACCGTAAACGGGAGTAGCGTTGGGGTTGTGGGATTTGAAAGGAGGTTGGAAATGGGAGTTGCGGTTTTCGTGCTGATGGTTCTGGCGATGGTCCTGTGTGACTCACTCGAGGGGGCGCAATGAGCAATTCACTGCTGTTCGTTGGTCAACGGATCGTCTACAAGGGCGACATGGCGAACGCCTCCGGCCAGGGCGCGATCGTCGAGCTGCGCAAGAACGAGCGCGCCGGCCAAATGTTCTCGATGGACTTCAAGGCCGGCAAGCTGGTGCCGTTCGACTCTTCGGTGTCCTATGACGTGGTGCTGGACGACGGCCGCCACTTCCCGGGCGTCTACGAATCGAACATCGGCGGCGAGTTCAACAACAAAAGCTGCCGGTTCATGGTGGCTGAAGGCCAGGCCGACGCGGGCGAGATTGCCGAGCTGATGATGAAGGTCACGCTGCGCCGGGCGGCGCTGAAGGCGAAGGCCGATGAGGTCGCGGCAGTGTTCGCGAAGGCCCAGGCGGCCGCGCTCGAGGCCGGCAAGGCGATGGGGCTGATCCCCGAGGCCGAGTTCAAGGCGGCCGGCAAGCGGGGCTCAGCGGCGGCCTGGAACCTGCGCCAAGAGCTCAAGGCAGCCGGGATCAAGGCCCGGGTCAAGCAGCCCAACTACTACGCGATCGACGTGGTTCTGAGTGACGACGCCGACAAGGCGGCCGCGAAGAAGATCATGGCGAAGTACCAGGCCGGCCACTTCGACGGGATGACCGACTGCTACGAGTATGACCCGAGCGCCTGGGGATCGGTGTTCGGCGACGTCCGGTACGTCTCGGGCCAGTCGGTCGAGGGTTACAGCTTCTAAGGGAGGTCAGCATGGAGAAACTAAGTCCGAAAGACGCGGCCGAGATAGTGCGGTCGCTGCGGTGGCGCCTGAAGCAAGTGGTGCCAGAGAACAAGGTCCCGGTGGTCGAAAAGGCCGTCATCGCCTGGGCGTCGTCCTGCCTCACTGAGACAGGCCAGGCCGAGCAGGCCCTGATCAGCGCGGCCGGCTTGAAGTGGGTCGAGGGTCCGATGGGTGAAATCAAACTCGAAAGGGAATCTGCATGAGCAGCGTCTACACGTTCAAGCGCGACGACCTGAAGAAGTACCTCGGCGACGAGCCGAAGGCCGGCACGGTCACGGTCCTGGTCGATTGGGAAAAGATCGTTTCCACCCTGGGCGCTAAGGCGGCCTTCAGCGCCGGCAAGAAGGCGCGCGCCCTGAACGGCGCGATCGTGGTCAAGTTCAAGCCGGCTCCGTTTGCCCGGTAGCTACTGAATCCAGTACAAAGGAGAAACCATGCTCAAGCCCTGCTCAAAGTGCAAAGGAACCGGCCGCGACGCGAGCCAGCGTTATCAATCCCTGCACGGCATCGCGGCTGAGTTGAACAGTACCGTCTGTTGGGATTGCGGTGGAACAGGAAGCCTACCGGCGATGCCAGGCGACCGGCCCGATCGGTGCGCCGAGCGCGGCGGCTGCTTCGGCGGCGACTGTTGCCTGAAGTGACGCCGTTCGTCGGCTGGCTACTGTTTACGGTTGCGGGGTACGGTATACGGGAGTAGGCTTCAAGTGAAAGGAGGTAGTCGATGAGAAAGTTTGATGCGATCCGGCCGGGCGATCGTGTCGTGATTGTCGATCGGTTCGGCGCGAAGCGCAGCGGTCGCTGCGTCATGAAGTTCCCCGAGCATGCGGTGCTGAACATGGGCGGCCCCCACGGTACGCCAGGCATCGCGAGCCCCGAGAACGTGGTCGAAGTCAAGAAGGCAAAGGAGCCCACTTACCTATGAACGCGCCCAACTTTGCGGCGGTGCTCGAGGACCTGGACGACCTGCGGATCGAGCGCCAAGAAGCAGTGCGCGAGGCCGAGTACGAAGTGAAGCAAGCCGAGCGCCGGCTGGCCCTGGCCGAGCTCGACACCGACATGCGGACGTGGACCCAGGACGAGCACGACGAGTACTGCGCGGCGTCGGCCGAGGTCTGCGAGGCATACACCAACCTGCGAAAGGCTCGAGCCGCCCTGTGAGAAATCTGAAAGTGTCCCACAACCAACAAACCCAGGAGTTTCACAGTGTCACGCATCGGAGAGGCGGAAGCGTATCGGCAGTTAGAGCGGCGCGCGCAGGCGTCGCGCACGACGGGGTGCTACGAGCCCCAGGATCAGCTCGCGGCAGCGCGGGGAATAGTGCTCGGGGCAACGATCGGCGGCATTTTCTGGATCGTCGCGATCGTGCTGGTGTATTGGGCCGTTTCCTGAATGGCCTGCAGGAAAGCGCCTGGCTCTGCCGGGCGCTGTTTCACTGGCTGCGGCTTGGCTACTACCAGGCCGCGCTAAATCACGTCGGGCACGCACATCCCGACTCCACCCTGTTGACCCTGCGGGCCGCCGAGTCGGCCCTGGTGGTTGACACATTTCTCAGAGGTAAAGCATGAACGATCAAGTTCTAGTCGCGGCACCGCCCACGCCGGCCGTCGAGGTCACGCCGCCGCGCGCCGACCTGGCACTGATCGCCCTGATCAGCCGGGCCGCCACCGACCCGGCCGTTGACATCGGCAAGCTGCAGGCGCTGCTCGAGGTCAAGAAGCAGTGGGAAGCCGACGAAGCCCGCAAGGCGTTCGCGGTCGCGTTCACGGCATTCAAGGCCGAGGGTGCGCAGATCATGAAAAACAAGCTCATCACGGACGGGCCGCTGCGCGGCAAGCGATACGCGGACCTGTTCGCGGTGGTCGATACGCTGATCCCGGTGCTCGTCAAGCATGGGCTCTCGCACAGCTGGTCGATCGTCCGCGATGAGAAAGACTGGATCGAGGTCGCCTGCATCCTGACGCACGCGCAAGGTCACGCCGAGCGCCGCACGATGGGCGGCCCGCCGGACAACGGCGGCGCCAAGAATGCAATCCAGGCGCGCGCCAGCTCCGTCAGCTACCTTGAGCGGTATACGTTTCTCGCGGTAGTCGGCATGGCGGCCAGCGATCAGGACACGGACGGCGTACCGCCGCCGGCCGAGGAAAAGCCGGACCCGTGGACGCCCGCGCTGAAGCGGGAAGCGAACGACGCCCGGAACGCGGGCAAATACGCCGCCTGGTGGAAGAAGCAGAGCCCCGAGTTTCGCGATGCCGCGGTCGGGACGAAGCAGCACGCCGACTTTAAGGCGGCCGAATGATCCCCCAGGAAAGCCCGCAATGGGTGCCGGCCCGGATCGGCAAGCTGACGGCCTCGCGCATGGGCGAGGCGATCGCCAGGACGAAGGACAAGAGCGCGCTCTGCGTCATCGAGGACGGCCAGGTGCTCGAGGTCCTGGGCAACGGAAAGACCGCCGAAAAGAAGGCCGAGAAGCTGCGCGCCGCCGGCAAGGTGGTCGAGCTCACGACCTACGAGCGCGGCCAGTACAGCGCCTCGCGAGTGTCGCTGCTGCATGAATTGCTGGCCGAGCGCCTGATCGTGGCGAAAATGGACCACTACGTTACGTCCGCGATGGAGCACGGCATCGAGCAAGAGCCGTTCGCGGCGGAAGCCTACGAGGCCGCGACGGGCGAAATCCTGCTGCCGTCCGGGTTCATCGACCACCCCACGATCGAAAACTTCGGCGCGACGCCCGATCGATTCCTGGGCTCGAATTGCTCGGTGCAGATCAAGTGCCCGACGTCCAAGACGTTCATCGCCTGGGTGCTGGCCGGCGTCGTGCCGGAAGAGCACAAGCCGCAAATGCTGGCCGAGCTCGCCTGCAGCCGAAAAGAGTACGCGCTGTTCATCGCGTTCGATCCCAGGATGCCGCCGGGCAAGCGCCTGTTCGTGCGCGACTACCGGCCGGACCCGGCCGAGGTTGCCTACATCGAGGCCGAGGCGCGGACATTCCTGGACGAGCTCGACACCATGTTTGAACGCTTCAACCCGGAGGCAGCATGAACGAAGTCCGCAGCGCCTTCTACTGGCGCGAGAACATGGCGCTACAGGCGCCGCCCCGATCGCCGGCCGGCACGCGCCGCAAGAAGAGCCAGGTCGCGGCACTCCGCGAGCAGATCGTGCGCATGGCAGCGTCCGGCATGAGTCAGCGCCGGATCGCGGCCAGCGTCGGCGTCACGCGCAAGTACGTGCAGGACCTGGTGAAGGATCATCGCTGCCGCCAGGGCCGAACGGTCGAGGAAACCCTGGCCCTGATGCACGCCGCGCAGCAGCTGCAAAACGGCGGCATGCGGTCGGTGGACATCGCGAAGCAGCTGAAGATCAGCCACCGCTACGCGGCCGAGCTCTGCAACGGCAAGCGCCGCGCGCGCCACTGGTGCACGAAAAAATGATCGCTCTCACCTTCGCCCTGGCCGAGAAATACAAGCGCTGGCGCCTCGCGCTGCCGGAAATCGCCCAAGAGCTCGGCATGGCTGAGCAGACGCTGCGCAACCGGATGAGCAAGGGTCAACTGCAGTGGATCAAAAAGGATGGCGGGATGCTCTTCGCTGACGTGCGCGACCTTGCTCAGTACCTGGACGAGCAACGCACCCCGCCGGCGCCTCAAAAGAGACGGGGGCGCCGACGTGCAAAGTAAGAACAAGCCGGCGCCCACTAAGGCCGAGCGTGAGCACATCCTGCGCATCAAGTCGATGGCCTGCGTGTGTTGCAACGCGCCGCCGCCGAGCGAGTGCCACGAAATCGAGCAGGGCCTTTGGTTCACGTCCCTGCCGGTGTGCCCGGACTGCCACCGCGGCAGCCATAACGGCCCGCCTGGGCGCGGCGCAATCTGGCGCGTCAAGAAGCTAAGCGAGCTCGGCGCGCTGAATATCGTCGTGCGAAACCTGATGCTGACCTGTGAGATTGAGCCATGACCCCCGCCGATCTGCCGCCGCTCACAAGGAACGAGAAGCGGTATCTAGCAAAGTTTCAGTGCGCCTGGTGCGATCAACGGATAGATCAAGACTGCTGCGGAGCGATCTACGAAAAGTGCAGCAACGAAGTGATCGCCAAGAGGCGCGAAGAATGCCTGACCAAATACAAGCCGAGGAAGAAATGACCGCCGATCTGCTGCCGCTTCCATACCCGCAGATGCCGGGGAATGACTACACCGCAAACGACATGCAGAAGTACGCACTAGCCGCCATCGAAGCCGACCGGAAGAAGCGCGGCGAGCCGGTGGCGCGCGTGAACAATGAAGGTTTCATTGTCGAAGTCGAAGGAGTGTCGATTGCGCCGGGGACATTGCTCTATGCCGCCCCGCAAGTCGATCCAGAGCGCGGCGAGCCATTAACAGAAGAGGAGCGTGAGCGTTTGCGCGGCCTTGGTTGGGAAGTGAAAAGCTGCCCGTTCTGCGGTGAGGAATGGGCGGATGGAAAGAAGCGCGGCGAGCCGGTGGCGTGGGCGTTTTACACAGACGGCGCGATGACAACGCTAACTGACACACCAATGGAGGACAGCGTACCGCTCTACGCCACCCCGCCAGTCGATCCAGAGAAGCGGGAGCGGGCGAAGAAAGTGCTAGCGCGGCTTGATGATCTGATCGAGCAAGCAACAAAGGAACGCTCGCACTTCTACGTTCGGAAAGTCGCAACAGAAGCTGCCGCACTGCTAAGGGAGGAGTATCTATGAATGAGAAAAAGCGCTTTGAGGCGTGGGCCGATCAGCACTACGGATCGTTTCGCGGACAGGAGACTGAAGTTGCATGGAGCGCATGGCAAGCCGCCCTTGCACAGCGCACGGATCAGCAGGCAGAGCCGGTGGCGTGGTGGGTTAATCCGCCCTATCTGGACGGCAATCACATCACGACCGATCCTTACGAACAGGTCCGGCTTGCCAGTCGAAGCGATGTCACGGTGAGGCCGCTCGTATTTGGAAACGCCGCCCCGCCAGTCGATCCAGCGAAGCGGGAGCGCGCCAAGAAACTCGCCGACTACTGCGACGCCTTTTCGTCCGGCGTCATGCACGAAGTCGCCGCGCTACTGAGGGAGGCGTATCTATGAGCCTTTCCGCTTCCGATTCCGGTACTTCGCGTGCAGCTCTTCCGGCGTGAGCGCCAGGTAGTGATCATGGGAGCGATCTGACAAATGGCCGAGCACTCGTTTGCGTTCTTCACGGTCCAGCCCACCAACCTCGCGCAGCTGGTGGTTAGCCTCGCGTCGCAGGTCATGCAAATGAAGGTCGGGGACGCCAAGCTCGCGACAGCAGTCGGTGAAAGCCTTTGTGAGAGTCTGCGGATGGATCGGGAAAATCCGATCGGCCTGCCGCGGCTGCCGGGCGGCCAGGGTCCAAGCCTTCCCGAACAGTGGAACGTACTCGTTTCGACGGGCATGCACCCGGGGATGTTTGCGGTTGCGCACCAGGACGGCCTTACGTTTTGCGTCCAGGTCGTCCCAAAGGACGGCGACCAGCTCGCCCCGCCGCAGGCCGGATAGCGCCGCCAGCTCGACCGCATCGCGCATCGCCGGCCGGTGCTCGGCGAACCATTCCAGGACCCGCTCGAGCTCGTCGCCCACCGGGCGCCGGGACCGGCGGCCGCCGCCGGCGATCAGCTGCAGGTGGTGCAGCAGCGGCCGCGCCTGGCCGACGACATCCGGCAGCTGCAGATTCTCGAAGCTCGCAACCGTCCGTAAAACGGTCCCCAGGGCGCTCAGCTCCATGTTGATAGTGCCGGGGCCGGCGCCCTGGCGCGCGCGCTCCTGCGCCCACGTCGTCAGCCGGCGGGGTATTAGATCGCGGACGGCTTCCGGCCCCAGGTCCTGCGCCAGGTGCTCGAGCATGTAATGCTGGTTTGCCTCGGCCGCGATCGGTCGCCCGGACTCGGCCCGGATGCGCCGGTAGGTGTCGATCGCCTGGCCGACCGTCAGCTGCTCAGCCCGGACCCGCCGGCCGCCGGAGCGCAGCGCCCGCTCGGTCGATTCGCCCCAGGCGATCGCCTCGGCTTCCGTGTCACAATACTTGGAGACGGGCCGGTGTCCCTTCAGCCTGACCAGGACGCGGAACCGATCGCCGATCTGCGCAATGCTCGCCACGACTCACCCCCGGAACAGTGGCGCGACTCACCGGATGGTAGGTCGCGGTATGTGCGGGGATGATCCTAGAGCTAAACGCGGCCCGGGTTCAAGGTAGTTGCCCTACAGACTCCCCGTAGTTCAAGGGGAGCTGGCTCACTCGGCGGGCGGCGCTTTCGGAACAGCCAGCGACTCACTCTCGATGAGCTTGTCCAGGTAGTGCCGGGCCTTCTTCAGGTCCTCGAGGCCGTTCTTGGACTTGTAGCGGGTCACGTACTTGATGACGTTCCCGGCCAGGTAGCCGATGCCGTTTTCGTGCACAAAGTCCCACAGCTGGACCGGAAGCCGCTGGTAGTGGCTGCCGCCCTCTTGGGTGTCGTTGGCTGTTGTCATACGTTCCCGGAAATCAGTAGGTACACCAGGGCGAGCGCGGCGACGATCATCGCCGCAGCGCCACGACGATCAGGCCGACATTCGCCAGCGCGTAGGCGGCGAACACCAGGGCCATCGCCCAATCGTTCTTGCGCAGGAAATCGACGGCCGAAAGCAGGTACAGGACGCCGCAGGCTCCGATCGCCCAGGCGCTCACTTGATGCCGCGCCGCTTGAACTTCAGGTAGTCGGCGCCCTCGTAGGGATTCCAGAAAACCTTGCACATATCGCCGTCGTCCTCGGGCTTGCTCGGGTCGATGACGGTCAGCGCGCAGGGCCCGATCATCTGATCGCGGAAGCCCCGCTCTTTCGCGTAGCGGTCCATCAGCTTGTAGCTGCCGATCTGCAGTGAGTGCGAGACTCGCCCGCTGGCCGGGTCCTTCGTGATGCCGTAGCCGCTTACGTGCTTGTGCCCGCAGATATGCAGGTGGTCGCGCGGGCCGAGCTGCGCCGACTTCATGGCGCCGTGGGCCGGGTTCCACTGCGAATGCCCGCTGAAGTCATGGCGGGCGTTCACGATGAAGCGGGCGCCGCTCGGGAAATTCAGCGCGAACCTGGCCTCACTCGGTTCGTGCATGAACGTCTGACCGCGGGCGATCCAGGTGAGAGGGTCGCCGGCGCCGCTCCAAAGGTCGTGATTGCCGCCGATGATGACCAGCCAGGGGCAGCGCCGGATGAACCACTCGGCCAGCATCCAGGCTTGTTTCGCCGTCGTGCCCTGCTGCGCGTACAGGCGCGCCAGGCGGCCGGTCCAGTTGTTCGTCGTGTCGCCCACGTTGGCGGCGAACAGGCCCTCGGTGTCGTTCACCAGGTCGGTATGCGCGGCGATCGCCTCGATGTCGGTGCCGTCGTCGTCCAGGTGCGGATCGCCGAACCACTGGATACCGATGGGCCCCTTGATCTTGACCTTGATCTCGACGCACTTGCGGGCGTCGTTGGCTTCGCGCTTCTTGCGGAACTGCTTGATGCGGTGCTCGACCAGCTCATCTACGCTGATGTCCTCGTCGGGCAGGGCCGGCGCGCTGAATGCCCTGGCCTGCTCGGACGCCTTCGGCCGATTCGGGTGATCCTCGCGGCGCAGGAACCCGCGCAGCACCGCCTGGCGGCAGCGCCACTCGAACTTCTGGCGGTTCATGTTCAGCGCGCGCGCGCCGCCGGTGGAGCCGTGCTGGCGGTAGGCTTCGGCGACTTCGATCAGTGCATCATCTGGAACGACGGGAGTACCCAACTAGGCCACCTTTCGGTACATCAGATTCGTTAGGGTCGCGATGACGGCGTGCTCGGCCTCTTCGACCTCGGGCGATTCGATGTCGTGGGCCTTGACGGCCTGGATCAGCGGATCGAGCAGCACATGCCCCATTTCGTGCAGGGCGATTTCGCGCATCCGCTGCTCGGTCACTGGCACGTCGCCCCAATCCTCGCGGGCGACGCGCACCTTGAGCAGCCGGGCGGCGTGTGACATATCAATTTCGACGATCGTCGAGCGATGGTCGGGCGGGTCAATCTGCAGCTCGAGGCGCCAGCTGGTCAGGCCGAGCTTTGCCTGCCACTCGGCCATGAACTGCATGAAGCGCGCGACCTGGGAACTGCTGACGGGCTTCTTCACTGTTTCCGGCCGGTCAGGGCATCGGCAATCGACGGCATCACCTTTTCGACGCTGCGGCCAACGACATAGCCGCCCAGGCCGAACTCGACGATGCTCCACAACTTGAGGTATTCGGCCTCGCTGAGATTGGGAGCGGCCCACCCGAACCAGCGGGCGACGATCAGGCCGACAAACACCAGCATGGTGATCGGCCGCCAGCTCGCGGCGAGCCAGTTTGACGAGGCGGCCTCGGCCTTCACAATGTCCGCGCGCGCCGTGAACTCAGCAAGCTCGCCGGACTGCGCGAGCTTCAGCAGCTCGAGCTGCGCGGCGGCCTTCTGAGTGGGGTCCGGCCACAGTCGGTCGATCAGCTTTCCGCCGACCTCGAGTGCTGCACTGATTGGGTCGAGTGCCATACGGTCCTCTACAGGGTGACGGGGCCCTTGCCTGGCGCCCACTTGAAGCGCGACGCGCGGACGTTGAACACGTCGCCGTCAGCTGTCTCGATGTGCACGTAGCGCGGGTCGTCGGGCTCGAAAATCCAACAGCCGTGGACGACGATGTGGCCCTTCGCCACGTAGAACATATTCATTCCGCCGTTCTTGCAGGGCTGCTCCTTCGTCTCGAACAACCGCATGTAGTCGTCGCCGGACTCGGAGCGCCAGGCGGCGATCGCCTGCGCGCCCTCGGCGTTCGTGACGACCAGGACGCCGAACAGGAACAGGGCGAGCGAAAGCCAGAAAATGCGCAGCAGGCTCTTTTTCACGGGTACTCCGAGGCGGGCAGTTGGAAGTGCGGACCGTCGAGGAACGCCTTGTGTCCGGCGGCACGCCGGCGGTTGGCGTAGCCCTCGCTTTCTTCGTGCGCCGGCGAGTGCCACTGCTGCACGGTGCGATCCCAACATCCGCCCCACTCGAGGCTGATGTGCAGCTCGCGCGCGGCGTCAGCCACGACATCAGCCACGCGGTAGCAGAGCGGCCAGTCCCACCGCGGCCCGCCGTCGAGCAGCGGCGCCAGGTCAACGGCGTGGCCGGTCAGGTGCCGGCTGCGCATCGTCTGACTGGCGCCGGCGGCGACCAGCTGCGCCTGGCGCGCGGCCGTGCGCAGGCCCTCAGTGATCATGAATCCCAGGTCGGCCGGCATCTTCTCGGCCGCCAGGCGGACGACCTTCACCAGGTCGATATGCAGGCCCTCGAGCCTGGTGAGGTCCTTCTGCGAAAGAATCACTTGAGCCACCACTTGAGCAGCAGCGTGATCAAGCTGCCGAGGCCGCCGGCCGTGAGCGCGGCGATCCAGAAAGCTCCCTTGCCCTTGTTGGCGAGCTCTAGCAGCTCGTCGATCTTGGCGGACTGCTCGGCCAGTGAGGCCCGGGATTCCAGCTTGTGTTCGGAGAGCTCCTTCCTGAGTGCTTCCACTTCCGCCTCGAGCCGCCCAAAATCGCGCGCGCTTACCTCTTCGTTCACTTCAACCTCTCGGATTTGATGCGCCGGAGGGACACATGCGCGACGGGCATCCCCCAGGCTGAGTTTTCGGGATCGTTGGGCCACTGCGCGAAGTCGGTACGGAAAAATGGAGCCAGCTTCCAGCCGAACCGTAAACGGTAGCCGAAGTTGCCGAAAAGGCGCCGGACCTTGTAGAACTCCCAATAGTCGCCGGCAAAGAATCGGACGGTCCCCTCGCGATCGCCCTCGTCGTCGCCGGTGCGGATGTCGCCCTCGACGTATCCCTGGTACACGCGCGCGACGCCACCCTCGATGACGATGCGCGGCCAGTAGGCCCACCGCCTCGACAGCCGGTAGGCGCGGTTGCGGATGAGCCAGTAGATTGCGCAGGCGGTCCAGCCGTGCCGCTCGTAGATTTCTTTCACCTGTGGTTCGTACAGGCCACCGGGCAGCAAGCAGTCGGGCGTTTCCATCCAGCGGAAGCCGCGCGGCAGGCGGCCACTGTACTTGGCGCCGAACCACTTGACGGCGATCGGCACGACGATCGGAGCCAGGATGATCTGCGCCAGCTCGGCGAGCTTGATCAGCACGATGATCGGCAGGTACTTGGACATCAGAGCTCCGCGGATGCCTTGTAGGCGCAAATGACTTCCGCGCTCGCGCTGGCTGTTGCGGCGGCGTAGAAGCGGAAGCCGACGGCCGTAGCGTTGTCGGTGACTCCCGTCGAGGCGTTCGAGTACGAAAACGTGGTGCCGGTCAGGTCGGCGGTGCCGCGCATCACTACCGGGAAAATCACACGCATCCCGAAATTCTGGCCGGCCGTCCCGACCTGGTTCACGCTTCCGGTGCCCACCTGGTAGTAGCGTTGGCACAGGGCGAACTCCATGCCATATGGCCGCCGCTCGAACGGCGACGCCGAGCTGCCGGCCTCGAGCTGCACCCCGGTCAGGTCGAACGTGGCATTGAGCGTACCGATCAGATTGGTCGCGCCCGTCACTCCATAGACGGCCGTGCCGGTCCATGCCGAGGCCGTGCCCTTACCAGTCGAGCCGCAGCCGAGGTCGAAGAACAGGTAGAAGCCGGCGTTGTTATCGGTCGCCCAGGCGCCCGTCGTGTCGCCGGGGATCGTGACGGTTTTCTGCTCCCAGGTGTTCGCGACGTTGATCGCGAACGTGAAGGGATAGGCGCGGGTAAATCCGCCGTTGGTCAATGATCCGCTAAAGGTTCCGGTCAGCGACGACCGCACCCAAAACGACACCGTGACCGCCTTCGCTGCAGACGTGCCAAACGCAAGATCGGCGACGTTGTAGCCTTCGATGGCCTGAATCAGAATGTAAATCTGGCCGGCCGCGATCGACGCATCGGCCGTCGTCGTCTTGGCGCGCAGATAGTGCGTGTAGGTGTCAGGCGGCGTGCCGGATGTGAGCTGCTGCACTGTAAACACGCCATCGGCGGCCTGCCCGAACGCTTTCCAGCGGTCCACGGTGTACGAGTACGCGGCCGTGTTGATCGTGACCGCGGCGCCCACGTTCCGCTGGTCGATCCGCATGTCGCCGTTGATGATCCGATTGCGGAAACCAATCGAGGCCACGCCGTCGCCCACCTGGTTGCCGAGCTCGGCGAGCGCCGCGCTGACCGTGGTCGCAACGATTCCAGCCTGGGGCGTGAAACTGACATCCGTCGCCTGCGTCGAGCTCAGCGAGAGCCACTTGACGGCGGCCAGGTCGGTCGCAAAGGTTCCGCTGGTGTGTGTGACGGCGCAGATATAGGTCACGCCGCCCTGCGTCACGATGTCCTTCGCGGCATAGACGGTCGCCGTGAGCCAGGCGCCGCGAACGACGACGCCGGCCGCCGCGAGCAGCGCCTTGACGTCGCTCGCCAGGGTGTGAATTTTCACCTTGCCGTCGCGAATCTCACCGTCGTCGCGCTGGATCAGCGCCAGGTTCGCGAGCAGCGCGTCGAGCGTTACGTCAATCGCCGAGAACTCCGCATCGAGCTGAGCCGTGCGGACGGTCGAGCGCCCACCGACGTTGTTGGCCTCTTCGGCCGAAAAGTCGGTGCCTGGCGAGTATGACGGCGGCTGTGACATCAGAGCTCCGCGACGGCGGTTAGCGTGCCGGAAGGCCAGCCGCGAATGCCGGCAGCTCGATCTGCGCGGATCGAGTAGTTTGCGGCGTTGACGTTCGCCCCCTGCCATATGTCCGGGGTGGCTGGATTGCCCAGGTTGTCGTACACCGCGTTAGTGCTGCTCGGCAGAGTGACGGTCGGGGATGCCCGCATGGTCGTGGGGAACTGCACCGCAGGGCCATAGACGGAGGTCTGATTCGTGGTGACGTAGGTAGCGAAATAGCCGCCGACGTAGCAGTACCGCTGACACATCGCCAGCTCAACGCTGTAGGAGCGGCGCTCGAACGGCGTGGCGACACTGCCGACCTCGAGCTGGACGCCGGCCAGGTCCAGCGTGGCATTGAGGGTGCCGATCAGGTTGGTGCCGCCGGTCACGCCGTAGTAATACGTCCCCGACCAGGCGCCGGCCGTGCCCTTGCTTGTCGTGCCGCAGCCCAGGTCGAGCGCCAGCACCAGGCCGGCGTTGCTGTCCGTGGCATAGGTGCCCGTCGTGTCGCCCGCGACGGTGACGGTCTTGTACTCCCAGGTGTTCGCCTGGTTGATGGCGAACGAGAACGGATAGGCGCGGTTGCTGTTGTTGCCCAGGGAGCCGCCGAAGGTGCCGGTCAGGCTCGAGCGCACCCAAAAGCTGAGCGTGACCGTCTTGGCGGTGGCTAGGCCGAAATCCAGGTCGCCGATGTTGTAGCCCTCGATCTTCTGGCCGCCGATGTAGATTTGCGCGGCGCCGATCGACGCATCCGCGGTGGTCGTCTGGAAGCGCAGGCAATGTGTGAAGCCTGGCAGCGACGTGACCGCGGTCCGCGTCATCGTGAAAACGCCATCGGCGGGCTGCCCGTAGCCATACCAGCGATCCACCCCGTAGATCGTTGACGCGGCGTTGACAGTGACCGCGGCGCCGCCGTTGCGCTGGTCAATCCGCATGTCGCCATTGATGAGGCGGTTGCGAAAGCCCATGCCACCGGCGCCGTCGCCGATCTGATTGCCAATCTCGGCCAGGGCTGCGCTGACGGTCGTCGCCGCGATGCCGGCCTGCGGCGTGAACGAGACATCAGCCGCCAGGGTGGTCGAAAGGTTCAGCCACTTGCCGGCCGCCAGGTCCGTCGCGAAAGTGCCGGACGTGTGAACGGCCGCGCAAATGTAGGTCACGCCGCCGTTGCTTACGATGTCCTTCGCCGCGTAGTTGGTGCTGGTCAGCCAGGCGCCGCGGACCACGCATCCGGTCGTCGCGAGCAGGGTCTTGACGTCATCGGCCAGCGTGTGCAGCTTGACCTTGCCATCGCGGATTTCGCCGTCGTCGCGCTGAATGATCGCGAGATTCGTCAACAGCGCGTCGAGGGTGACATCTATGGCGGCAAACTCGGCATCGAGCTGCGCGGTGCGAACCGTCGAACGGCCGCCCTGGTTGTTGGCCTCTTCGGCACTGAAATCGGTAGCGGGCGAGTAGGCCGGAGGCTGAGACATTTGAGGCTCTACGTTATTCCGTTGTCGAGTGTCGCACGGTCGCCGGGACCTTTTTCAACGGCCTACTTAAAGGGCTTCTTGAACTGCAGGCCGACCGCCGACCGCTTCCAGTCCAGCGGGTTCGGGATGGCGTTCAGGTTCACGCCATACTCGGGAGTCTCGTAGGCGGCCTTCAGGGTCGCGATCGGGAGCACCGGCCAGTTGAGCTTGTTCTCGTAGCCGGAAGCGGCCCCCAGGCCCATTCCGGCCTTCAGGGCGCCCATCGCGATCGGCATGTACTCGAGGCCGCCGTAGATCGAATTGCGGCCCTGGGTGTTCTTGTAGAAGCCGCCCATCGCGTTGACGTCGCCGCCCAGGGGGACCTCGACGCCGAGCCCGGGGTTCGACTCGTTGACGTTCTGATTGGTCAGGTGCTGCGAAATCAGGTTCGCCACCAGCCAGGCCGGCACCTTCGGCGGCGCGTTCAGGTTGTCGGTGAAGTCCACTATTCGGCTCCCTGCAGCTGCTCCCGCAGCCGCTCGATCTTGCCGCGCTCATGCTCGAGACGGGCGGCCTTCGTCTGCTCTCCGAGGGTCTGATCGCGCATGATCTGGCGGATGTTTCCCTGCACTTCGCGTATCTCGGCCATGACCTTGCCGCGCTGCCCGCGCTCCTGCTTATCAACCGAGAACCCGCGCACGTTGACGCCGAACACGGTCTGCCCGACCGCGCGCGGCACGCTTTCCTCCTGGCCGAACCGGCCCTGGCCGGTCCAGTTGATGCCGAGCTCGGGCACTTCTACCGGCGCGTTAAACGTGCCGGCGACGCCCTGCGCCAGCTTGTCGAAGCCGTAGGTGCCAGGCAGCAGCGGCATGGCCGGCGCGAACTGCTGGAACACGTACTTGGCAGACTTCAGCGTGCGATCCTGGGCGTCGTCGCTGGCCTTGAAGAAGTCGCCGCCGGTGAGCGGGTCCACGTTCCAGCCCAGGGTCAGGTACGCCTGCAGCAGCGGGTGCGACGGCATGAACGCCTGCGGTAGCGGCAGGCCCTCGCCGTTGGTCGAGTTGAACAGCGTCCCCAGGGGCGTCAGCCGGCCGATGTTCAGGAACTGCGGATTGCCGTCGCGATCGTCCATCACCCGGATGTGCGACGGGAAGCCAAGCGGGCTCCACCCCTTCATGTAGGCCGGCATCATGCGGCGCTCGTAGTCCTCGTCGTCGTCGCCGCCCAGGGCGTAGCTGAGCGCGTTGATGCCACTGAAGATCAGCGCGTACTTCGCCATGACCCACGGCCGCGTGAGCCAGGCGTGGGTAATCGCCGGGATTGCCTTGTAGGTGTAGCTGACGAACGGAATGGCGAAATTGCGGATGCGCTGCACGTTGGGCGGCAGGTCGCGGTAGTCGAATATGTAGCGGTTCGCCTCGGCCGCCGCCGCCTCGGCGTCCATGCCGCGGCCGCGGTAGTGCGAGAAAATCAGCAGCTTGAAGAACGCATCCTCGGCGCCGTACAGGTTGCGCATGTGCTTGCGGTACCAGCTGGCGCCGGTGTACTTGCCGATCAGCTGAGCGGCCCGAGTCTCGAACAGCGCGCCGATGCCGGCGGGCCCTTCGTGGCGCAGGACGTCGGTCGAGTCCGGCAGCCACTCGCGCAGCTCGTCCACGGCGTTGCCTTCCAGCAGGCCCTGCTCGATCGCCTCGCGGGTCATCTTGCCCTGCTTGCGGAAGTCCGCCAGGGCCTTCGCATACGCCTTGACGTTCAGCGGCGAGATTCCGGCGATGTCGGCCATCAGCACGTTGCTCATGACGTTGGCCGCGTGCGTGGCCGGGTTCATCGCCGTCTTGCCCTCTTTCCAGAGCGCCATCAGCTCGGCGAATCCCTTTTCAAACGCGCCGCGATCGCGGAACGTGTACTCGAGCTCTTTCCAGACCTCTTCCGGCACGTACATCCCCGACAGCGCGCCGAACCGCTTGGCCTGGGTGCCCGGGATGCTGACGGTCGGGACCTGCTTCCAGCCGCGCTGGTCGCCGACGACCTTGCTCGAGGTCGCGAGCTTGGAGTTGGCGATCGACTTGAACACCCGGGCCGCGGCGATGTCGCCGCCGGTTTCCATCACGCCGCGCGCGAAGCGGTAGATCGCGTCGCGCTCTTCGCCCATCTTCTCGCGCTCGGCCTTCGTGAAGTCGCGCCACATCGCCACCAGGTTCGGGTCCTGGGTGTCGGCGTCCTTGAGCTCGGTGAAGCCGGCCGCCTTCATGTGATTGACCATGCTCTTCGGCACGATCTCGAGCAGGCCGCGGCTCTTCGAGTGCTTGGCCTTGATGCCGACGCGCAGCGCGCGCTTCCACAGCGGGATGACGTTGCCCTGCTCGTCCACGTCTTTCGAGTAGTAGCGCGGCAGGTAGCGGCCCTGCCAGTGCTTCGCCTGCTGCTCGGTGATCAGCCCCAGGTCAACCAGCTGCTGCGTCTGCCGGTTGATGGCGGCGTCGATCTGCTGCGCGATCAGCTGGATATGCTCGGGCGCCGTGACGCCGGCGGCCATTTCGTTCTCGATGAAGTCGGACATCAGCGCCCGCTCGGCCGGCGGCAGGTCCTTGCCCGACTCGAGGATGTTGACGGCCGCCGCCTTCGCCTTCGACTGGTCGGCGCGGTAGCGTTGCATCAGGCGCCGGAACTCCGGCGACGTGTTCGAGGCCAGCCCTACTTTCCTCAGTAGTCCGCCGACATACTTATCCAGCGCGGCATAGGCACGCTCGCCCGCCTTCAGGCGGCCGGTGACGGGATCGATGAACGGCTGCGGGCCGTAGTTGGAAATATCCTCAGCGACGTGTGTCGCGCGCCACTGGCCGGCGAGCTCGATGAACTTCTGCGGGTCCTTCTTCACCAGGGCGTCGAGGTCGGCGTGGCCGGCCTTCTTCGCCTGCTCGGTCAGCCACTTGGCCTGGTCGGTCAGGTCCTGCTCGTAGGGGCTGAGCTCTTCCTCGACGATCTTCGGGCTGGCGTTGCTAAACGTGCCGCGGTTGCCGGTGGCGGACTTCGCCTGCTCCGGCGAAAAGACGTTCCAGGTCCGCTCGCCTTTTTCGTAGGCAAACATGCCGTCGAACCCGCGCTTTTTCAGTGCATCGATGAACCCGGGCTCGGCCAGCCATTCAAAGTGGATGCCCTCGTAGTCGGCGGGGAATCCGATTTCCTTCGCGCTGATGTCGGTGCCGTTGGCCTCATTGATGAACTTGAGGGTTTCCCTGACGTTCAGGTTGTCCTCGGACATATCGATGTTCTGCGGGATGCGCAGCGGCTTTTCGATGCGCAGGTAGACCTTGAGCACCTTTTCGCCGCCGAGCTCCTTGAGGTAGCCGGGCGGGCCGCCCTTGGTCTGACTGCGATTTACGTAGTCGTTGGCCTTCTTCGGCCGCTCCGCGAACCAGGCGCCAAAGTCTGTAGTGTCAAACGCCTCGAAATCGGCATCGGTGCCGTGGTAGACGGGCATCGGGTTGCCGTCCGCATCGACCACCTGGGACTTGCCGAACCACTTGCGGAATGCCGGAGCGTCAACCTGGCGGCCGTAGGGGGCCAACTTCTCGGCCGCGGCCTGCGGCTGCTTGGCCTGCGGCGTGCCCGAGCCTAGCTGGTCGGAACGCCCTTTTTGACGTTCGCGTTGAAGTGCGGCAGGTACGCCGCCTTTATCTTGGCGAACATTTGCTGCGCCTGGGCTGGCGTCGGCTTGTGCGCCGGCGAACCCGCGGTAGGTGGCTTCGGAGATTTGACCTGTTTCATAGGCTTGCTCGAGAGCCTGCCTTGCGGCCGGCTCGATCTGATCATACTGGTAACGGGGGATTTCCGAAAGCTCGATGTAGACGGCATTTCCCTTGCCGTGGCGGTTGTCCACGATCGAGTAGCCGAACATGCCGTTGCTCTTGAAGTGCTCGACCACCTGCGGAACGGCCTGGTTGGCCTCGACGTGCGTCTTGACGTGCTCGGCCAGGGGCACGGTGCGGCCGCTGCCGAACTTCTCGGCCTGGCCCTCGGCCCGCGTCAGCGCGCCGGCGGTCAGCGCCTCGACCGGATCGCGGACGGTGTGCATCAGATACACCGCATAGCCGGCGTCCATCGCCTGCTGCATCTTCTCGATGCCCTTCTTGGCGTTGGCTACGTTCGTGTCATACACCAGGGCGGCCGTGTCCTTCAGCTGGCCGGCGTCCTGGAATTGCTTGAAGCCGGTCGATTTGCCGGCGCCGGTCCCGCCGGCGGTGAACAGCACCAGCGCCTGCCGGCCCTCGCCAGGCCCGCGCGCCAACTTGCGCTTGAACAGCTCCTTGACCAGGGTGCTCGACGGCTCATGCACGGCGGCCGCCTGGGTGCGATCAGCCAGGTAGTCGTTGAACAGCTCGCGCGCGGTGTCCACGTTCATGACGACGCCGCCCTCGGTTTCCGGCAGCTTGTCGTACTCGGCCTCGATCGCGTCCCACCCGCGCACGGCGATCTTGATGGCGGCCCGCTCTTCGATGTCCCGCTCGGCCTGGGTCTTGAGCGCGAACTTGCCCTCGGTCGGCGCCCGGCCGATCGAGTCATAGATCGCGCGCTGCGCCGGCGTGAGCTCGCCCAGGGTCGGCAGGTTCTCGTCGCCCTTGTGCCACAGCTTCTGCGTGTCCGGGGTCTGATCCTCGTAGGCCGGCAGGTCCTCGCGAACCTCGCGCGCGGAGCCATGCGTGTCTTTGCCGTACTGGCCGCGCTTGGGGCTGATCCCGGTCACGGAACGGCCGTTGCCCTCCACCAGGTCGGTGATATAGCCGGCCTGCCATAGCTGGTCGATCGTCTCGCCGTAGTCCGCAAGCACGCTGGCATTGTTGACGTACAGGAACAGGTCTACGCCGCCCCCGCCAGTGATGCCAAGCCGGCGGAACCAGGCAGCGGCCTTGGTCGGGTCTTTAAGCAGCCCGCTCGGAAACTCGGCGGCTGAGCGGACATACCCGCCCGTCGCGCCTATCACAGCGACGTGGCCCGGGTGCTGCAGGCCCTTCGCGAGTACCGCGACCTCACGCGGCGATATGGCGCTCGACCCCATCCAACTTGGCGCGTCGGGCCGGTTCAGGATCGCGTCGCCTGGGTAGTTGCTGAGCTTGAACGTCTGCGAGTTGAAGGGTGACGTGACATCCTGCGGAGCGATATAACCAAACTTGCCGCTGTTGATGATGACGTGCCCCTCAAAGCCGGGGATCGTCCGCATGAAGTGCCGCGTGAGCTCGAGGTCGGCATCGCTCGCGCTCGGGCTGCCGCTCGGGTGGTTGTGCATCAGCCAGTAGCCCGTCGCCCCGACGCGCTTCATTTCATGCTGGATGTTTCGCGCCATTTCTCCTGGCCGGACATTGGCCGGGACAAAGCTGGTCGCGCTGGGCTTGCGCGACGTGACGGCGGTTTCGTGCACCACCTTGCCGCCCTTGACCATGATGATGCGGAAAGTCTCGTAGCGCGGATCGCGGTAGACCTGCGCCATCTGAGCCACCGCCTCGGCGGCCGCCTTGTTGTCGTTGGTCGGTATCTGCTGCCCGACCAGGGCGCCTACTCCGGCCTGCTCGAACTGGTCGGCAATGCTCTTGTGGATTACCCGCGGGCGGGGTTTCTGCGCGCCTTCGATCGGCTTGGCGACGACGGTCGATACGGTGCGAGGGGGTCCCGGTAGCCGATCGGCCGGCCCTTCGCGTCCAGCAGGACCGCGCTGCCGTCCGGCATCAGCTGCTCCCGCGGGCGCAGCCAGGTCGAGGTCTTGCGTGTACTTGTCACTGCGATCGCGCTCAGCTACGCCTGTTTGACTTTCGGGGCGCCCTTCAGCTTGTCGATTATCGGCTGGAACTTGGCCCGCGCCGCGTCGTCCATTTGGCCGAGCAGCATCATTCGCATAAGGCGCTGGCCCGGCAGACTCGCCCAGGGCGAGAGCTGATTGCTTGGTTTCGGCTGTTTCATTAACTTTCCCCAGGACCTGCGCGGGCGTGGCGCGTTCTACCGCCCCGAACATATCAGTACCGGACTTGGTACCTTCAGTGTAGGCGAACTCCGCGGCGTTGCGCAGGCCGTCACCGATCTTGCGCGCCGAACGGCTATTGGTGGCAAAGAACTCGAGCAGCTGCTGCGCCTCGGGCGGCGTCTCGAAATCGGCCTGCTTCGCCAGCTTGGAGATTGACACGCCCTGGCGCGCAGCGTTGACCGCCAGGCGCGCGGCCTGGACGACGAACGGACGGAAGTCCAGCTGGCCCTCGACGTCCTCGAGCTTCGCCATCGGGCCGGCGGCCTGCGCCAGGCCGGCCAGCACGATCTTGGCCTCGGGGTCGGTTGCCTGCGCGTAGAGCTCGACCAGCGCCGGGTCGCCGTAGGCGCGGGCGAACGTGGCCGCCATCAGGCGCTCGCTGGCCTGCTTGGCGGGTTGACCCTTGCCGACCAGCAGCCCGCCCTGCTCGGCTTCCGGCATGTTACGGATAAACGACATCACCGATTGATGCGTGGGCAGCCCGTTGTCGTCGAACTCGAGCGCGCCGAAATCCACCCGGGCGGCGTCGGTTTGCGCCTGCTCCGTTGCGTTCAATGCACTGACGCCCGACTGGTTGCTGACGTCGCCGATGTTGCCGGTCACGTCGGCCGACCGCATGATGCGGACCAGCACCGGGTTCTCGATGGCATCTATGGCGGCCGCATCGACGCCGTGGAGCGCCGCGTCGGCCTTGATGCCCTCGACATAGGGCCCGGTCGTGCCGCGCTCGTAGGCGGCCTGTAGGCCAGCCATGCGGGCATTTCCGGCGACAGTCTTGATCAGCCCCGCGTTGTCGAGGCCGTACATCTTGACCGGCGTGCCGTCCGCCCGGTTGCTGGTGAGCACCTGGTCGGCCGGCAGCACCGCGTACTGCACCGTGTACTTCTTGCCGTTGGCGTCGGTGATCGTTTCCTGGCGGCCCACCTGGCCGGCCGGGATTTTCGCCGCGTCGCCGTTGCTGTACACCACCGGGGCGCCGGTCGCGAACTCGCGCGAGAACGACAGGCGCTGCGGGTCCGGGTTGGCGGCAATCGCGTTCATTTGCCGGATGCTGGCGGCGCTCGAGCGGTCGCGGTTCTGCAGCACCGGGCCGTTCTGCGTCAGTGCCTGGTCGGCGGTATCTCCACCCGGAACAGCTCGAACCTGTTCACCAGGCCCTTGTCGGTCGGGCTCAGCTTGGGCTGCTGCCCGTTCCTCACCTGGTCGGTTATTTCCTGCAGGCGCTTGGCTTGGTTGACCGTGATCAGGCTCTGCTCGTACATCGACCAAATCGGCGGGTCCAGGTACACGATCTCGCGGGCCATCTTGCTGCTCCGGTACGGCTTGTTGAATCGCGGCGAGCAGCCCGGCTACCCCCGATTGCGGTTGTGCTCCGCCAGGCGTTCCTCGTACTTCGGCCCCATCGGCACCGATCCCGGCGGCCGGTGCGCGTTGTAGGTCATTGCCGCCAGCTTCGCCGCCACTGCGGACGGCTTGCCCTGGCGCTGGTAGTTGTCCTTGATCGCTTTGTACTGTGCCGGCATTGGGAGCTCCCTTGAAGCCGAACGCTTCCACCAGGTCGCGGTACGTCGGCGCGGCCGGCTGCTCGGGTAGCAGCTTGTTCGCGACCTTGCCGGCGCCGCCCATCAGGGCGGTCTGCGTCAGAGTTGAAATCAGGGTCGAGTACGCCTGCTCGCCGATCTGATCCTTGTACCGCTGGATCGCGTTCGGGTCTTTCGAGCCGAGCGCATCGAACAGGTTTTCGCCCAGGGTGGCGATCTGCTCGCCGCCGAGCTCGTTGAGCGCGTAGACCAGCAGCTTGCGGGCGCCCGGGGCCTTGATGAACTTGCCGAGTTTGTCGAGCGCCAGCATTTCGGTGCCGGCCTCGATCGTGCCCTGGGCGGCCGCGTTGCCGAACGCCGGCAGCGGAGCCACGCCGTCATTGCGCAGCTCGCCGTACTTCGGCAGCCCCTGCTGGAAGCCGAGCGCCGTGAGCGCGGCAGGCACGCCGCCGACCGCGCCGAGCGCCAGGCCGGGCACCTGCTGCACCGTGCTCTTCACGCCGCCGTAGATCGCCGCCAGCGTCGGGTCCTCGATCGCCGGGTTGGTGGTGGCGTCCTCGAGCTGCGCCTGGCCGCCGCGCTTGAGCGCGTCGTCGCGCATCGAGTCATAGCCCATGACGTCAGCGAACAGCGCGCGGGCGCCCTGCTTCATTTGGCTGGCCTGGTTCGGGATCGCGCCGCCCAGGTCGGCCGCCATGTTGCCGATCGTTGGCGCGGCGCCGCGCACCGGCGCGACGGTCGGCTCGGCCGGGTTGCGACTGATGTCGGTCGGCGCCACGCGATCGACCTGGCGCGCCAGCGCCGCCGTTGCGGGCGTCATCGGGCCAGGCTGCATGCCGTCCGAGCCGTTCATGACGGATGGCGGCTCCGGCGGCTGGTACTCGCCCATGCCGGTATCGAACTCGGTAGACGGTGGCACGCCTTCGGTGGCGCCCTGGAACAGCTGCGCGACGCGCGACAGGATGCCGGGGCCCTTGGGGGCCGCCTGCGGGATCAGGTCATCGAATGCACCGCCGCCAGAGGCTGCCGGCGCCGCGGGCTTCGATGACGGCACCAGGTCGTCAAAGGCGCCCATTTACTTGATGCGGTTGGGGTTGATGCCAAAGCTCTTCAGGCGGTCGCGCACCGCGTCAGCGGCGGCGCCCTTCTTGATCGCGTCGTTGGCCTCTTTCACCAGGCGCTTGAAGTCCACCGCCGGGTCATAGCCGGCCTTGCGCATGCCGACCCATTCCTGCTGGCTCGGGTCGTTCGGGCCGGCGCCCATCGGGTAGGCGGCGCGGTATTCGGCGTTGTTCTGCAGGTCGTTCGGGTCGCGCTTCGGCGCCGGCCGCACGCCTTCCGGCAGCGGCACGGTACCGGCGTCGCCCTTGACTGGCACGCGCTGCAAGGTCATGTTGCCGTCAGCGTCCGGCATCGGGATCAGCTGGAACTTGTCGGCGCCCTGGGCGCGCGCGTTGGCGGCGCCGGCCTGGGCGTTGTTCTCGCCGATCATCGACTGGCCGACTGCGGTCGGACCCTGGACACCGCGCAGCTGGTCCACGACGGTATTGCCCTGCACGCCGTAGCGCGCGTGACCGCCCTTCGCGAACTGCTCGGCCTGGTACTGGTCGAGCGGCACCCGGCCGCCCTGGACGTCCTCGAGGCGGAACTGCGCGCCGTTCTTGGCGCGCGCGTCGGCCATGTTCTCGGGATTCCAGTGCTCCACGCCCAGGTTCGGCAGCTGGCCGATCAGCGCGCGGCTGACGGCCGTCTGCGCCTGCGGATCGATGGCGGTTTGTTGACCATTGTCAAACACCACCGCCGGCAGCCCCTGCTTCATCCGGCCGCGGGCCTCGTTCAGCGCATCCATGCCGCCGGTAAAGCCGTTGTTCTGCGCCTCGAGCAGCGCGAGCTCGGCCACGATGTCGGGGCGCGCCCGCAGGATCGCATCTTCGGTGCCGATCTTCGCGGCCTGCGCGTTGTGGTGCCCGATCTGCGCCTTGTCCTGCTCGATGCCCCACAGCGCTTTCGCGACCGCGGTTTCGGCGTCGAGCTGCGCGCGCTGGCCCTGCCCGTAGGGGTTGGAAATCGCCATTTGGAACGCTTGCGTGATCCCTGGCGCGGCTTGATCCCATGCGAATTGCATTACCAGTCCCCTCGCGGCGCGTTGCCCACACCCATGTTGGCGTAGCCCTTCGGAATCGCCATCGCGGCCCCGCTGAGCATGCCGCCCGACGTGGCGGCGGCACCCTTCGCGAACAGGTCGGACATCAGCTGCCAGTTGCTGCCGGCGGTCTTGATCTTGCCGGCGCGCTCTTCGGTGTCTACGCCGAACGCCTTGAGCATTTGCCGGGCGTTGTCGGCCCGGTTGCCGTAGTCGCTGGCGAAATTGGCGTTGCCCATGCTCTCGTCAAAGCCGGCGTTGGCGGGCGCGGCCGCCTTCGACATCAGGCTCACGACGTCGCGCATGCGCTGGCCCTCTTCGGCGGTCTTGGTGCCCGCGTAGGCCAGTTGCGCCGCGTTCGTGCCGCTGCCGCTGACGGTCGGCTGCGCCGGCGCCGCGGCCAGGTCGGCATTGCGGGCGGCGTCCATCCGGGTCGCAGCGGCGTCCCACCGGCCCTGCCGCTCGGGCATGCCGTAGGTGCCTTGCGCGTGACCGAACAGCGAATTGAGGTTGTCCTGGTTGCGCTGCAGGAAATTCTGGCGGCCCTCGGCCGCGAGCTGGCGCGTGGAATCCGCCGCCTTCTTCGTCTTGCGATTGGCAGCAGCGCCGGCAGCCGCCGAGGCGGCCATCAGGGCGAGCGGGATCGCGACGGCCATTTAGTTGCCGCCCATCGGGAGATTGAACAGCGCGCGCGCCAGGCCGCTTTGCGGCTGCTGCTGGTCGGCGTACAGGCGCCAGAGCTGCTGATCCGGCGGCGGCTGCATCGGCTGCGGCGCCATCGGCTGCTGCATCGGCATGGCCGGCGGCTGCATCGCGGGCTGGCTGCTCGGCTCCGGCGTCAGGCCCGGGATCGCGCGCGCGAATCCGCCGGCGCCCGCCAGGCTGTTGCGGAACTTGCCCATCGCGCCGCGGTTCAGGCCCGGGGCCTTGCCCATGATCTTGTTGACCTGCTTCAGGCCAGGGGCCCGGCTCAGTACCCTCGAGATTGCACCCACGTCATCCCCCCACTGGCGGGGTGCGCGGAAGGCCGCCGCCCGTTCCAGATTTACCACCCACGAATCCAGACCCCACGGCGGCCGGCTGCGCCGCCAGCGCATTGCCGAACGCCATGCGCGCGGCCATTTGCGTTGTCATTCCTGGCTGACGGCGATAGCGCTCGACCTCGGACGCGAAGCCAGGTTGGTTTGCCAGCTGCGTTCCGAACGCCGCCAGGTCGTTCATGCTGTAGCTCTGCGGCCCCGGCGCGATCGTCTGCCCGTTCTTGCCGATCTGAGCCGGCCGCGACAGTCCTGGAATGCGCTCACCCGCCATCGGCCGCGAGCTCAGTCCGTACATCGATGAGAGTGCGCCCACGTCACCACCTGACCGATCGATTGCGCGGCATCGCGGTGGGCGCGTACCCGCCGGCCGGCATCGGCACTGATCCGCGCGCTGAGTTGGCGCCAGCCCCATAGGCCGCGCCGCCAAACATTTGAGCGATGTTGCTGAGCGTGTTCCCGACAAAGCGGCCGCGCGAGTTGTTCACGGCGTTGCTCATCGAGTTGTTGATCTGCGTGTAGGCGTTGTTGACCGCCGAGTTTTCATCCATGCCGGAGCTGATCATGTCCAACAGGTCGAGCCGCTTCTGCTCGTCGGCCGCGGTCAGCTGCCGCACCATGTCGTCGGTCTTGTTGCCGATGTCAACGACCTGGTTGTTGTACTCGCGGTTCATGTCGGCGTTTTTCTCGACGTCCACCGAGCCGCCGCCGAGGCCCTGCGCGGCCAGGCGCGCATGCAAGTCGCTGTCTGCCAGCGCCTTGTCCTCGTTCAGGTACTTCATGTTCAGGTCGCGCGCGGCGCCGGCGGCACCGCGGTACATGCTCATGCGGGCGTCCATCGTGGGCGCGTCGCCGATACCAAAGATTCGATTGACACGATCGCGCGCGGCGTTCTTGTTGGTTTCGACCTGCTGCTGCTGGTAGATCGCAGAGCTGGTGTCCGGGGCGGCAGGCGCTGCCTGCTTACGTTTGAAGAGTGAGCCCATCGATGCGCGCGTATACCGTTACGTCCTCACCTTGCACACCCAGGCGTCGCATCGTGCCCTCATAGCTGAGCCCGATCGTTTCGGCCAGCTTCCGGGCCTGGTTCCAATCGGCACGCACGAATGCCTGTATTCGGTGACAGTCGCCAGTCGCGAGCAGGCTCATTACAGCGTTACGTCCAAATCTAGCAATAGTTAGCGCATGTTTTTCAACGGCAGCGGTCGTCGCCAGCCACCAGGTCGCCACGCCGGTCCCCTCGAACTGCAGGCCGGCGGCGCAATACGGGATACCGTCGCGGCCGTGGAACGACCAGGCTTCGCCCGCCGTCTGGATGCGGTTCATCGCGTAGACCTCGGGGCTGATGTCGCCAATGAAGCACTTGATGTCGGCCAGGCACTCGGGGCGCAGCCTGGCGGCCACGTCGAGCATCGTCCACAGCGTCAGCGGGCGAACGTCACCGGGGGCCGGCATCGGCCTCGTAATACAGCTGCAGGCCCGAGAACTTGAATTGCGCGGTGTCGGTGCTGGCGGTCGAGTAGGTCAGCACCGGGGCGATGGCGACCGACGAAACCTCGACGGCCACCAGGCCGCGCGGGCGCGTGTCGCCGAGCGTGACGTTCTGCGTGATCGTCTCGCGCGTCTCGTCGTTCGGGTCATACAGGAACTTGATGCCGGCCGTGCGCTCGACGGGCCCGCCGATCCAGTCCATCGCCTGAAAATTCTTCATGCCGCCCGGCGCGTCGCAGTCCAGGAACGGCCATTCCACCGTGACGTCGATCGGCACGGCGTTAAAGCTCGCATCGTAGTCAACCACTTGCAGGCGCATGACCCACAGCGTCGGGTTGTAGGGCGCGCTCGAATTGGTGCTCTGAAGCATGTACGCGGCGTTGGGCGCCGTGGTGCCAGTGACCAGGTTGCGGGCGCGCAGCGGGATCAGGTATTGCGTCCAGGACTGGCGATTGGTGCCGAACGACATCACGACGATGCGCGACTTGCCGGCCGCGTAGTCGGTCGCGAGGTTGCCCGAGAGCCCGGTGTCCTCGTAGGTCATGTGCGGCCACACGAACCACAGCTGCGACAGCGGCGTGATGAATAGCGCCTCCACCGGGTCCATGCCTACCAGGTTGTCGGCGCCGCGCGGATAGAAGCCGCTGCCGTAGAAGTACGGGCCGGAGCCCGAAGGCTGGTAGCCGATCGGCAGCTCGCGCACCGGGGCGCCGATGTCCTGCTGAATCCGGTTGTTGGTGTTCGAGCTCAGCGACAGCGAGCGAATGCCGTCCTGGCTGAGAAACGCCAGGTCGTCGCCGAACGGCGCGATCGGCAGCGGGCCGGGCACTGAATTGAGGCCGACGTTGTAGAGCCGCTGGCGAATGAACATCTTGGCCTTGTCAACGTCCGGGTACCACACCTGGGCGCCGTTCTCGAAGAAGAAAACGATGTCCGACTGGTAGGTGCCGAGCCCCTGGACGATGGCACCCATGCCGGGCGCCTGGCTCGAGGCGGCCAGAAATCCAGGGTCTGAGGCGCCGGCGGCCGGCGTCCAGTTGGTCGCGTCGTCGAGCTTCGAGAAATAGACCTGGCCGGCGTTGTTCGCGCACCACACGCGATTGCCGGCGATCGTCACCCGGTTGGTGTTCGGGCAGTTGGCGTCGGTGACGCGCGCGCCCGCGTAGTAGTGGCTGATCGTGCCGTCGCTGAACTCGACCACGGCATAGTAGGACGCCGCGAACGGCTGCGCGAACCACACGCGCTTGATGACGGTCTGCCCGGCCGGGCCGTTGGCGACCGTCAGGACCGACGCGAAGCCCGAGGTCGTGCCGGCCGCGCCCGTCGTCGTGAACGTGTAGAGCACGCCGTTGTACAGCAGCAGGCCCTCGCAATTCGTGAACGTGGCGAGCTTGTAGAGGCCCGGGCGGCCGCGCAGGCGGCCCCCGTCGTCAATGTAGACGTTCTTGGCGTTCCACAGCCGGTCGGGCTCGGTCATCGCCCGCTCGCGCCGGCGGTCGATCCCGTTCTGCCAGTCCTCGAAGAGCTTGGACTTGCTCACACGACCACCGGGCGCGGAATCGGATCGTTGTCCGGGTTGTCGCGGCGAATCACGTTGTTGCTGCCGAACTGACGGCCGCTCACCTTCGCCACCATTTCGGTCCACTGCGCCGTGTACATCGCGGCGTCGGCCTGCTTGTAGTGGCTCTTGGCGGCGACCAGGGCGTGCAGAAAGATCAGGTTGTCATCGACGTTGGGCCGGTCGTTGTCCTGCGTGAACCGGGTCATGTTCTTGACGTACCAAATCTTCAGGTTGTAGACGGCGTTCGACTTCGGCCAGAACTGGATTTGGTCGAAGAGCTCGTATCGCATCGGATACGAATTGTTGTCGTCCATCGTGTCCCAGGCGGCGGCGCTGATGCCCTCCTTCGCCGGAATCCAGGTGCCGTTGACCTGCACCCAAATCGGCGAGCTCGAGTCCTTCGGCGTCCACAGCCGATGCGGGTTGGCGTCGGGCGGGTAGTCGATCAGGTTCTGCGTGGCGCCGATCGTCGTGTCGTAGTAGGCAATCAGCTTGCGCCAGTCCTGCATCCAGTAGACGTGATGGAAGGCCGACAGCAGGAAGCCGTTGATGATCTCGTCGCTCGCGCCGGTCGCCGCGCCGGTGGCGCCGAACCCCAGGCGGGCGCGCAGGGACGCGCGCAGGTCGCCCAGGGTGCGGTAGGTGAAGGCGGGCATGGCTTACTCGGCGGCGAGCTCGGTCGTGAGCTGCTTGCGCAGCGCGTCGATCGGCGCCTTCGGGTCAAATTCCGCCTTCAGGCTCTCGAGCCGTTCCCGCACCTGGCGGTCGGACAGGTCCTCGGCGTCGGCCGTCTGCACGGTGCGCGTGAACTGGCCGGTGCTGAACCGCCCGTACACGTACTCGCAAATCGGCATCTTCACTTCTTCGTGCATGCCGTAGACCTGGCAGAGCCGGTCATACTCGGCGCGCGGGTCGCCGGCGAACACGTCGCCCAGGCCCAGGTGCGTCGATGGCAGGGTGTTCTCGGTTTTCTTCTTCAGCTTCTGGCCCTCGTCGAGGACCACCACCGGCTCTTCGACGACCTTCACGGTGCCTTCACCGTGGACGACCTCGAGCAGGGGGATTTCGTGCTCATACACCAGCAGCGGAGTCGTGGACGTGATGCCACGCTTGACTTCGACCAGGACCCGGCGCGACAGGGTTTTCGGCGCTTTGGTTGCCATCGTTGACTGCTCCTTGGTAGGTAAAGAAACAGGGCCAAGCCTTTAACAGCTCGGCCCTGTTTTGGACATCACTCCTGGTTAGGCCAGCGCGAGAACCGCATTCGCGTTCGAGCGGTTCATCGTGATGGCACCGCGCCAGGTCAGGCCCCAGTAGTACTCGTACTTGTCATACGCGCGCGGGGGCTTGCGGCTGATCATGTCGTGACCGTCGAGGGGGCGCAGCTTCACCGTCTTGCTGTTGATGAAGTAGCAGCGCTTTTCCCACAGGGTCGCCGGCGCGTAGAGCGTGTCGAGGTCGGCAAACACCGGGTCCCACGTCATCGGAACGCCGTGGAACGTCAGCATGTCCGTCTCGGTGCCCGCGTCCACACGCTTGCCGAACCCGACGCCCTGGAAGTCAATCCGGCCGTAGGTCTTGAGCATGAAGTTGCGGAAGCCGTCCAGGAACGTCGATCCGACCAGGATAATGTCCGGGCGGCCGCCGTTGCGGGTGCAGGCGCGCCAGGTCGTTTCCATGTTGTCGAGGATCGTGCCGGTCGTGGTCGTGACCGTCAGGCCGGTGGACACCTGATTGCGCCAGTAGGCGTTCGCCGCCACTGAGCGATCGATGCCGCCAACGGTGCCGGTGGTCGGGGTCAGCGAAATCAGGCCGTCAAGCCCGGCGATCGCGTCGCTCGACTGCGTGCCGTCCAGGTGCAGAGCACGGTCGAACTGCTCCTTGAAGCCCAGGCCGAGAACTTCGACTTGTTCCTCAATGAGGTTCGTGAGCTGCAGCTTTTCGGCGCCACTGGCTTCGGTCGGCTTCTGATCGTCATGGACGACGATGCCGTTCTGCGCCAGGCGATCCTCGTCCAGGGCAAAACCGTCGTGCGCGGAGCGCCACTGGTATTGCACCTGTTCGATCGTCTGCCGGCGGTTGTAGGTCACGACCTGCGAGCCGTTGAACCACTGGAAGTTGCTTTGGTAGGACGTGCGGATTTGCTCGACGATGTACTGCTTGCCACCGGGGGCGGCTTGCTTCTTGCCGACGAGCGCCTGCATGAGCGGGCGATCGATTGCTACCTGATCGACGGGTTTGTTCTTCAGGTAGAAATCGAGGCCGATCTTGCCCGCGTCCTGGATTTCTTGGGCGGTAAAGGGCATTTCGGTTTCCTCTTGCGATTGGGTGAATGTGTGCCTACAGCTGACGAAGCTGCTTCACGTCATCGCAGGGGCGAGCTGCCGTGCATGCCATTGCCATTCGCCGGTCGGGTCGCGACGTCCCGATTACGCTGCCGGCGATCCCCACATTGCTTCGTGCATCGTGCGCGGCGCGGGTTTCGCGCCAGCTCCGACACCGGCGCCGCGGAGGGGGCGGGCGCCATTTCCTGCATTGGCCGACTGACGTGCGGCCTTCCCGATTGCGTCATACATGCGCTTGATCTGCGCGGGCCACTCGCTCGGCGGCAGGCCCTTGCACCACTCGACGGCGTTCGCCTCGAGGATCGGACCTTTCACCGCGTAGTCGAGGTCGGTCTGAGATTTTTCCTTGATGAAGGCGTCGATCTCACCAACCGCGGCGTTCTTGGCGCTGTCCCACTGCTGCGCGTTGTGCTGCTGAGCTTCCTGCTGCTGGCGCTGTTCCTGCGCCTGCTGAGCCTGGAAGCCGTGAACGGTGCGGAAGCGCGCCAGCTCGATCGCGCGCTCACGCGGCATTTCAAGTGCATCGACCGCCTGCTTCAGGTCGGGGTGCATCGCCAGCGGGTCGGCCGGCTGGAAGTCCTGGCCGGTCGCCAGCGCCAGAGCTTCCATTTCCTTCGTCAGGATCGCCTTGGCCGCCTCGTAGTCGCCGCGGTTGATGGCGCCCATGTAGTCCACGGCCACCGAGAATTGTTCCTGCTGGATGCCGTTGTCCTGCATCACAGACATGAACGCCTCGACGCGACCCTCGGCGCTCTTGGCGCGCTCCACCAGGCGCTTGAAGCGGCCCTGGCTGCGCTCGCTCAGCCCGTCAGGCTGCTCGAAATCCTCATCGCCCGGCTTGGCGTCTTTCTTCGGCTCGGGCTTCTTGGCTTCGGGCTTCTTATCGCCCGCGGGCGGTTCGCCATCCTCACCGGGCTTGCCGGCGGCTTGCTCACCCGCGGGCTTCTTGTTGTCCTTGCCCTTGCTCAGACCCTGCTCGATGGCCTCGGCCATCGTCTTGGGTCCCTCGTCCTTGGGCGCAGCAGCCGGGGCTGCCTCTTGGCCCTCGGCTGTGCCCTTGCCCTCGGCGGCAGTATCTTGTCCACCTGGTTCTGCACCTGCATCCGGTGCGAGGTCGGTGACGTCCTCTGCAGGCGCTGAACCCTGCTCGACAGCGGTCGTGTCTTTTGCCATAGGCCCCTATTTAAAACGGTATTCGGTAAAGTTTTTCAACGGTCAGAGCATCATCGCGATGACGAACACCACAAAGTCGGGCTCGCTCTTCGCGAGCTGCGCGAGCTCGGCCGGCGCATGCACGGCCATCGTGGTCGCCGCCCTCTGAGCGCGCGCCAGGTTCTCGGGAGTGACGGCGGGATTCTGTTGCGCGGTGGCGGCCAGCGCCTCGAGCACCTTGCGCAGGTCGGGCGCCGCGGCGGGCTCGAGCTCGACCGGCTCGGACGTACCCAATTCGGGTTCGTTCGTACCCAATTCGGGTTCGTTGCCGAACACCTTGACGCGCGCCGGATAGGCGCCGCGCTGGTCATAGGTCGGACCCGAGCCCCATCCGCGATCGACGGTCGGCTCGTCCAGGGGCGCCAGGGTGAAGGCGGCCGTATCAGCGCCTTCGGTGGCCGCCAGCTGCAGCGTGACCTCGCCCTCGAGCGCGAAGGCGGCAGTGTCGGCGCCCTCCGTAGCTCCGAGTGCCACCGTCTCGTTGACGGCGAAGGCAGCCGTGTCCGGGCCTTCCGTCGCGCCCAGGGCGACGGTGTGATTGATCGTGAACGCTGCGGTGTCCTGGCCCTCGGTCGCGGCCAGCTGCAGGATTTCGTTGATCGTGAAGGCCGCGGTATCCGGGCCTTCGGTCGCCGCCAGGGAGAGCGGTATCGAGTCGGGGGCGATCGTGAAGGCCGCAATGTCCGGGCCTTCGGTGGCGAGCAGCTGCAGCTCGACCGGGCCGACCGGCGCGTAGACGTCGCGGATGCCCCACTGCGTCGGATAGCACGACAGGTCGGGCGACGCCGGGAATTGCTCGATCAGCCAAACGTCATACTCGGACGCATCGACGCCGACCGACAGATCGGGCGCGGCTGCTACCTGCTCGCGAAGGCCGATGTCGGCCATGACCTACGCCGGCAGCAGTGAGTCTTTGGTCGCGCCGGCGAGCGTGCCGTCGGGGCCGTGGATCACCAGGAAGTGAGCATCACTGTACGGCGACGTCGCGTAGTACAGGCCGTTGGCGTCGCTTGTGACCTTGGATACCAGCTCTTCGGTGCTGGCGCGGTAGCAGCGCACGGTACAGTTGCCGATCGCGCTGCCGTACTGGTCGCGCGTGTAGCCGACGAACGACAGGCGGCCATTGGCGCCGCGCTCGATCCGGGGCGCCTTCCACCGCGGGCTCTTGTTCAGAAAGAAGTCATCGGCCGACCCGCTCCACCCGCCCAGGATTTGCCCGGTGCGCGGCCACCACCGGGTTTGATACATGAAGCCATCGTAGGCGTTGTCGGCCACCCGCATTTCAGTGCAGAGCAGCAGCGGATCAGGCGCGCGGGTGCGCTTGCCGTGATAGGTCGAGTCACAGGCGCGCCGATCCTCGGCGGCGTGAATCGTGACCGGCAGGCCGATGCTGCCGTTGATGAACATTATGGGTCCCCGCGCTCGCGCTCGAGCATGTAGCCGAGGTCGCGCACCGGCAGCGCAGGCGCCACGTCGATTTCGTGATTGGGCACGATGATCGCCTTGTAGTCCTGCACCTGGTTCTTGATCGCGTCCTTCGCGATGTCAAGCAGGCGGTTCGCCATCTTCTTGTCGCCGATCGTGCCGGCGGTGCTCACGCTGCCGTCGGCGTGCAGGCGAACAGTGACCCACTGCACGACGTCCAGGGGCTGCGGCGGGATCAGCTGGTTATTCATCGATCGCGAAATTGACGTCGAGCGCCACGGACGCCGTGATGTTGAAGCACACCAGGGAGGCCGAGACAGGCACGACCAGGCCGGCCGGGAACGTCCAGACGATGCCGACGCCCACCGTGGCCGCGGTATTCGTGCGGCGGTGGTAGTTGGTCGGCGCGGTCGGGCTGGTGGCCCACGTCAGGCTGACCGTGGTCACGCACGCCGGGTCGTTCGGCTCGTCGCGCTGGAACGTGCTGGTTGTGGCCGGTGTCACGCCCTGGGCGGCGGGCCGGCCAAAGCCGTAGCTCGAGGCCGTGCCGGTGAGCTGGATCAGCGAGAACTCGAGCACGCGCGCCTTGACGCCGGCGGTCGTGCGCAGCTCACAATTCGCGTTCGCGATCGTGACGTTGCTGGTGCGGAGTGCAAGGGATGCGAGAGACATAGGGAACCTCTTTACGCGGCGTGCGTGATGGTGCCTGCGGTCAGGCTGTAGTTACTGCCACTGTTGATCGATGTCGAGCTGATGATGATGTCGGTGCCCGACGTGCCTACCGTCAGACCCTGCGCGACCACTGTTCCGGTCGAATCCTTGATGCGTGCCAGGGCGGCCGTGCCGGAGTTGCCGGCGGCGGCGGTCTTGGGCATGCCATTGAGCGTCAGCACGTCGGCCGCGACCGCACTGGCCGGGTCCGACAGCGTGAACGTGATCAGCAGCGTGCCATAGGCGGCCGTGTAGACCTCGAGCGTGCCGGCCGCGGGGCCCGCATCGATCGCGTCCCGCACGGCCTGCATGCGGGTGGTCTTGACGGCTGAGCCGTAATTGACGGCCATTTACGCCTCGCTGGACTTGGCGATGTAGTAGAGCGCGGCCACGTCACCGACGGCCGAGGCGCCGCCGGCGGGCAGCGTGAGTGTCATCGAGCCGTTGTCACCGCCCTTGAGCGGCGAGTCGGGCTCGAACACCGTGAAGCCGCCACTGCAGCCGATGCCGATGGTCTGACCGGCAAAATCGATGGTCGCGCGCACCGGCGCCGCGGGGACGGCGCCCGAGAACGCGAAGTACGCGCCCGTCAGGACGATGCGGTAGCCGGCGCCAGGCGCGGCGATCGTGACCTGGACCTGGGTGTTGGCCGCGGCCGTGGCGACCGAGGCGGTGGCGGGTTGGATTTGAACGTGCATAGGTCCTCCTACTGCTCCACTGACTCGCCCTGGTAGAGCTCACCGGAGGGCGTCTTAATGGCGATCGACTTGGTACGGGGGCGCGTGGCTTCGATCGCCTGCAGCACGGCCTGGTTGGATTGCTGGATGGTGTTCTGGACACCCTGGACGGCGGCGACGACCGGCGTCAGGTCGAGCGGCTGCTCGCCGGCGTCGTCCTGGGCGTCGGCCGCGACGGTCTGCAGCACCTGGCCGAGCGTGGCCTGCATTTCGTCGAAGCGCGCCATCAGCTCCTGCAGCACGGGCGCCAGGGCTTGAACCGGGTCGATCTCGGGCTGCTCGGGCTGCACAGGCTGCGCCTGCTGTGGCGGCAGCGGCTGCAGCGCCGGGTCGGCGTCCATCATCTTGAGCGCGCGCGCCTTCTTCAGGTCGCGCTCGGCCTGGGCGTCGGCCTGGGCGGCCGGGTCGCTGAGCTGCGCCACCTGGTCCTGCAGCTGCTGCATGGTGGCCTGGGCCTGCACCAGGGCAGCCTTGAGCTGGTCGGGGCTCATGTCCTCGAGCGCCAGGTCGGAGCTCGCCGGCGGAATGAACTTGTCTACGTCGATGCGCTCGTCGAATATGTGGAACGTCTCGCGCAGCAGCTCGAGGATGCCGTCGGCCAGGTCGGTCTGCCCGGCGTTGCGGAACTCGACCACCGACATCATGGCTTCCTTGACGATCGGCAGCAGCTGAATCCAGCGGTCCTGTTCCTGCAGCTTGTTGGTCTTGCCCGACGTGCCGGCCTTGATCTCGAGGCTGACCATTGACAGCGCCTCGTCCATCGAGACTTCCGGCCATACGGCGTCAGGCCCGGAAGTCTCG